TTGGGTTGACGAATCATAATCACCATCGAACCGTCACCATATACAATAGTCATTCTAGCAATATCGCACATATCTATGTTCATTCTATCCCCTCCCACCATGAAGGAGAAGGTCGCCCTCTCTCCCACTTAGCGAAGTTAATTTTGTCCCTAATGTAAAACTCCCTTGTTGCTTCGATAACACAAGGCCACTTATCCTCATCAAGCAAGTCAAGGTTTTGACCTGTGCTTTGATTGAAGCATCGTGGTATGGTAGTCATTTTGCCTTCGGGAATGTAGTGTGCTAACTCAAACAATTCCTCAATCTTGTCAGCACAAAAATGCTCTTTGTCGTATCGCTTCTCATACTCAACCGCAAGAGCCGCACCATGATACATAGCCCAAAGATAGTTTTCCCTTGAATCCCCCATCCAGCGAGTCATCGGGTGAAATGCGTAGCCTCCCCGTAGTGGGGTTCCGGCTTTGGTAAGCGGCATCACATCGGGAGTAGCACCGTGTCTGATAACGGCTGAACCGCCCATCTGATAGACTTCGACAAGTATCTTCATGTGTTTGTCACAATAACTGCGAGCAGAACCAAACGGACAAGGATTGCCATTCTCATCATATTCAAGACCATACATATTCATTGACTCACCTCATAACTTACCCCGTAAAGAAAGTCATCAGCATGTTCCGCCATTTCGTATTCGGCTAACTGTGCGAAACAGTCAGTGCATACGGGGTCAGAAATCCACGACATAGTAGCACCCTTACAATCACAAGCCCTGCACTTAGGGAATCGAGTCATAACAAGCCACTCAACGAATCGGTTGTAAAGTCTAACAATCACGCTTGCACCACCCTATGTATTCGATAATTCTTGTCAATTTGTCAAGAGAACAAGACCAAATGAAACCTAACTTATCCCTGCCAAATAACTCCCACTTACCCGCAAGGTAATCATCGGTAGCGTTAGGGAAAAGCCATTCCTTGAAATCCATTAGATTCATACGATTGAGATACTTCAATTCATCCGTCCAATCCTTCAAGTTTAGAGCATCAGCAGTATTATTGTTCATATTTACACCTCCAAGAAATCAATAAGCATCATCCTCTTACGACCATCACCAGCAGGTTCGGTCTTAACAATCACCTTTGATTCCTCCCGTTTAACAGTCTTACTACGGGGTATATTAACTTGCTTAACGGGCTTGTTAATATCACCGATAAAGTAACGGAAAGCGGTAATGTAAGCCTTGCGTGTCTTGCGGCGAAACGAGGGGAATGTAACTACGAAAGATGCACATACCTTCTCACCATTGACAGCCCTTCGACCATCAAGCGAAACAAGATAACCGCCGCTTGCATGGTCTAGTTTAGTGACATCACTAACCTTGAAACCAGCACAAGAGGGAATTGGTCGCCCCTTGATAATCTGCGTCATGGCGTGGTGGTTCAATACTTGTCCGACCTTATACGGACTTCTTTTTACGGTTCTTTTTGTCATTTGGTTCTGCCTCCTTTGGTTTGTAATCAGCGTGTGTCTTAGGGAGTCTGTGTGTCCTCCTTTCAGCGAGATTGTATATTAACTTAGTTACATTAGCAACTCCTGTATTGAATCGCTTAGTGCTAACATCATCAGTTGCCATTACTTCATGTAACTCGGCAACATCAATGTTATGCAAAATCCAATCAAGGACTTCGTATTCAACATGCGTTACGGTCTGCGCTCTATCCACGGTATCTATTCCCCTTACAATATACTCTCATCTCGGTAGTATATAAAGGGTCGTATTGGGCTATTTTGCGACTATTCTGTGATTCTAACACAAGTCAAACATTCATCAAATCCTTCGGGTTTGATTCTTGTTCGACCACATGATAGACACTTAGCCGCCTTTACTTTTTCCTTTGGAGTCATTGTGGATGGTTCACGAATATGAATCAATTCATCCTTACACAAAATCACATCGCGGTCAATGTCATACACATTATGTTTGGTACTTACACCTAGAGAGTTTTCAACTTTCTTTTTTCCTAACTGTATGATACTGTGCGACTTACAAAGTAGTGCCGACAAACTATGCGGAGAAGGAACATGAGCAACACCTTTTCTCGCCGCTAAAGCAGAAGCCATTTCCTCTTTAGTCATAGGGCCACTATCGTATAGTATTTCCAAAATTGCTCTCCTAACTCTTCTATTCGTTGCGCTCATGTTATGCGCCATATAGTTTACCTATTAAAGTAGGGGCAACACTTCATAAGTCAGACCACATAAACCAATCAATAGGAATCCTGTCTGCACCATCCCCACTATCATTGTATTTTTGGGGGTTTTCTATTCTGTCTATGTTGGTGTGGAGTCTTTGAATCATATCCTCTTGCGCTCGCCTCCTAATCACTTTAATTTGATAGTTGTAAAGCGAAGCACAACCCTTTGCTATGATAAGGAACAGAATGAATAACACTATATCCATTCAAGAATACTCTCCTTTTTCTTCTTGACACCTTTGGGTACTTTACCCGTATCTCTAACATCATTACGAACATTCGCTGAACATTCTAACAAGTGTTCCCAATAAACATCAGACTCACGAAAACAATCCGGTCTTTCTTTTGCGGTTGTTTTACGCTTCGGCCACTTCATGCCTCGACCTGCTTCGACACCATAAGACAAGATTGCCTTTGCATACTCATCCGGTAAAACAAAAACACAATCAGCAAGTAATCTCCACAAACCTATATCCTTACGATTCTCACGCAAGAAGGAAAGGGCAAGTGGAGTCGGTAACTTCTCGATATACTTAGCCGTCTGTTCACGGTTGCCCCAATTCAACATAGCACCTACTTCACGCTTGAAGTCAGACTTGCGAATGATGAGAGATTTGTCGATGATGATACTATCCTTAGTTTTACCACTAATCTTAGGTAGTTTGTCAATCACAAACACTAAGCGATAATTTACCACTTCTTGCCACGCAAGTATTTCCTTTTCCGTAACTCTTCGGACATGGAATATGTAAGTCGTGTCGTTCTTTGTTGGCGCATTCGTAATCTCATTCGATTCAATAACTGTGCCTGTACGATACGGATAGGGGTCTGCACTTAGAATCACCACACCCACTACAAACTCCCCCAACAGTCATGTTCTAAGATATAGCCTTTTAACTTGCCGAATTGACCGTCGCTTAATCCCCACGCCTTCTTTACAGAAGATGGCATTATGTCGTAACCACCATAAGTCCACACAATACCTTTATCGGTAATCTGTGCATGAAGTCCATCCTCCATCATAGCCGCTACAAGATTAGGCCATTCGTGTTTGTAAATCGGCCTTTTGAATAATACTTTACTCGTATTACTACGCCACACCTTACTCATACATCATCCACCACTTTCCATATAGTGCCGCACACACCGCAACCGTATTTCTTTTCATCTGTGCGATAATGTAATTCTCTTATACAACAGTCTTTTATTTCATTGTCAAACTCCGAGTAATTCATTCAACCACCTCAAAATCAACATCTTGGATATGGCTTGGTGGTTTCAATGCCGCTAATTGTAACTCGACTGTATCTAACAAGTGTGGCTGGTCACGGAGAGTATTAACTAAAACACCCATAACATTATCCATTTGTGCTTGTGCTAAAAGTAACTGCGAATCGACACCGATTTCCTTCTTGAGTTGTCCTACAAGACGGAGAGAAGTATTTGCTTGTGCTACTAACTTAGCCGCATCTGCAACCCATTCGGAAGTGATACCTTCGCCTTCATCTTTTTGTTGCTCTAACTCATCAATCCAACCTAGCAATCGCCCAACGATGTCTTGTGCCGCATCAAGTGTATTGATGGACTCGCTACGCATCTTTTCCATGTGTTGCGCTTCGGCAGGGTCATAATCAATGTGGGATTCGATATGAGTCATTACAGTACCAACCGGCCACGAATACTTTTCCTCTAAAAATGAAGGTGTGATTTCACTATTCATTACACCAATCTCAATCTCTCTCCGATTAGACATTCCACAAATAGGACAATCGGGGGTTTCTAACACCCATAAAAGTAACTCCATCTCCAAAGCACTGTTAGTCTTGGAGAGCCTGTCACGGATTTCATCTTCGGATTTCATTGAACCATCTCCCTATACTTTCTTGACAATTTTGGAATTATCTTCCTTTGAGCAAATGTAGCATTATCAGTTTGTTGAGGATAGACGCACAAGTATGCGTGAAGTGGGACACCATATACCGTGAACCAACCGTAACGATTGCTTTCATCGTAACCCTGTTCCATGATAGTTAGATGTCCGTACTTTTCCCGCAAAACTGCTACTTCGGGAGAATACTCATGGGTAGCGGCTACTTGCACATACCACTTGATAGGGCTTGGGTCTTTTTCGTTATGGTGAAACCATAGATTATCTTCAGTTATTTCTATCATTGTTCTATTTCCCCCTTACCCCATTTCTGCGCTACTTGTCTTGGGTCAGTCAATGGGCCGATACGACACATGACACCCTTGCGACCACGACGACCATCAGCCTTCGGAGTGTATTCTGCAAACCAAGGCTGTTGAGTTAGACTTTCATCAATCCATCGTTTAGCGGCAACATAATCACCTTTAGTAATGATGCGACTTATTTCTTTCAGTAAAGTTGACTTCTTGATGTCCTGCATCCAAAACGCATCCTTAATCATGCGAACATCTGAATCCATTACAGACCTTCTCATCATCAATGACGATTCAAGAAGTCCGAGTAGTGGGTCGTCCAATTCTATTCTTAGGACTTCTCCACCTACCCACTTATCCTTGAGCATAGCGTACCCGATAGCCAAACGCCTAAACAAATCAGACTCGTAAGAACGAATATCATCCCTGTCAAGCCACGCACCTAATTCATCCGTAAAAATAACTCCCGACGGAGGATTAAGAATAGCATCGAGCATTCTTGTGTTAAACCAATTGCGAATGTAAATTGCTTCATCAGCGAGAGCAAGTCTGTCGCCTCTTGTCATGTTGGATTGTAAGTGTTGTGCCTTCTTGAACAGTGCCTCCTTTTCCGGTGACATTTCTATGTCGATGATGAAGAACCTTCGGTCAAGACCGGACTCCATTTCCAATCGCGCCGGTTGTGTTCCACCCCACAAAGTATAACGGGTATTGTAATTCACCCAACCATTACGCATCATCTTCTGCACTCTTCCATTATCGAGAGAAGTAAGTAATTGATTTTTCATGTCGATACTGTGGTCTTTTTTGTTAGCATCAGTTAGGCTGGATGATTCTTCAAATCCTAAGAAACCGCCGCACATTTCTCTAGCCAATGGACGACCAACGATTTCACCTTCTTCATCAACCGAACCGAACATACCGGCTTCTGTGACCGAGTTTGGCCCCATCATGGTTCGGAAACCTACCGAATCAAAAAATGCACCGTCGGTATAGAGAAGTCCCGTACCTTCATTGAGGAACATATTAATCAACATACTTTTACCGGAACCTTTTGCACCACGCATCAGTATGTGGATTCTTGTATCACCCACTTGGGACATTGGAGTATAAATTGGCGGATTGTGATGTCGCAACGGACAATTGGCGATATTGAAATCATTGTTCTGTGGATGAGCAGGGTCGAAATCGCAACGACTACATTTGTTGATTGCGTTAAAAATATGTGCGCCAATGCTACAAGCAAACAATGGGACTTTATCTTCAACATCGACATAATGATTGTCTTTGGTAAACCGAATTAGTTTTGTGATAATTTCATTCAAGCCCAATCTCCCCCTTCGTCATCAAACAAGTCAAATGTGTCACCCAATTGTTCGACTCTCTCTCGCACCGATAGTAAGACCTGTGTAATACGCTCTTTATGAACATTGTGATACGGTAGCCCAAGAGCGACCAAATACTCTTCTAATAACCCGTAAGCATCTTGGTCTATGTATTGTCCTTCGTCTTGGATAGCACAAATGACACAAGCCCTTCCTCCCATCATATGCCATGTCGAAGGGATGAACCACGCTGGTAGTGTAGTAAGTAAATCGACTTCCGGCCTGATGTCGTTGTATAGGTCATACACCATCAAATCACTATCTTGGTCTGCCGAAGAAGTATTCATCGAAGTTATGAAATTGATTTGTTTACAACCACTTTGTTTTAGCCACAAAAGTAAGTCCATCAACATTGGGTATGTCTTTCTCCAAAGGTCGGGGTTTGCATCCGGCATCATCTTGACCGATGGGAAAGAAGATAGATTTAAGAAACAAGTATTGCTCGATACTTGCGTGATACCCCACGATGATTTCACCATGTTAGGCATACGGTTGAATGGCTCGACGGACATATTCGGTGACATTATTTCCGCTATCGTATTTTTACCACCACAAACTGCTGATGAGGCTATGTATGGGATGAAACCATATTCGCCCTGTAAATAGATGTAACATATTTTAGGGCTAAATCTATTCTTGTCGCCTTTCCAAAAAATGTCAAGAGATTCAAACCGTTCATGCGACATTCTGCTCACCCCAATTTTTCACGGCTTCTCTAACGAATGCTGGCATCTTAGATAATTTCCTAAGTGGGTGACAACCTTCTGTGATGTAAGGTTTGATTAGAGCCTCTATTGGTTTAGAATCCCAAACCGTAACCCTAACTGTGTTTTTGTTACCCATGACATAGGTTCGCTCAATGGTTTCTTCGCCTACGGGAATGAAGCATCCCGACCTTCTCAAGATTTGAGAAAATGCTGAAGCGGTGTAAACTCCGTACTTTAGATAGGAGTCGCAATACTTTGTGTAAATATCAACCGACCTCATCGCCCCTTCATCGTTGAGCATATTCCATACTCTCGCTATCATCATACCACGGTTCATCGGTTCGCCCATGTTACTATCTTACACGATATAGGATATAAGCATAATGTTTCAATAATTAGGTATCTTACTGAAAGAATTAAATCGAGATACTGCGAGCAAGTTAGATTAATTCTTGAATTGTTTCATAGGCATGTAAGAAAAAGAAGTAATAATAAGATAAGTAAGTAATAGAACAATCCCTCCCCCCCTCTATGAATTAATTCAAGAATTGTAAAAAACCGATGGACTGAAAGCCGAATAATTCTTTCAGTAGCAGGGTGAAAAATATAATTAATTAGCGTAGTTTATCCGCCAAAGTGAATACATCGGACAAGATGTGAAGCGTTTGTGTTCTAAGAAGTCCATTTCATACCACTTCATACCTGCGTCAAGTGGTCGCATAATCGGAAACTCGTAATTTATTTTTAGGATAGAATCAAGCATGATGATACGCTCTTTGATTTCTTTTTGGATTTTTGTAATTTGGTCTGCTGAGAATCGAGAAGCAACCTTCGGTCTGAAATTACAACCTGCGTTTTCTATTATGGAAAAGATAAGGTGTTCCCCACCGATTTCATCAGTGACTACTACTTTGTAATTCTGTGCTGAATCCAACGGAATAAACAATGCTGGAATTGTTTTCATGTTTGTTTTAGTGGTAATAGTAAATGGCATACAGTATGACGATTTGAATTGATTTTCAAGCAATATCAAATTAGGCGTTATATCCACTTCTGACGAAGCCGAAGAAGCCGACATGATGAAAGTTACATCTGCATCGTTTGGTGGCCTACAAGATACCTTAGAACGGCCAAATGGGTCATATCGTTCACCCTGTCTGACTTGCAATCTCAAGTCCTCCCAAGCATCGGGGTCTTGTAACAAATCTTCTAAGATTACTTTACCCTGTATTGCATCTTTTAGGTCTGCATTTACCGGATTTCGGGGAAGAGGGTTATTTGGAAATAGAGCATCGAGTAAAGACCAAAGGTTTCTTTTTCCGTAAAGATACAAAGTATCTGATGGGCTGGAAAAAACGATGTATGGCTCAAAGACTTTGTTCTTGCCTTTCTTAGTGTAAGGGTAGTATGCGTCGATAGACAAGTCCTTGGTCTTTACGAAAACCCAAGAACCCAATCGCATTCATTTACCCCATTTTGGAAGCGACCCAATCTTTGAAGTCATCTTCACTTTCAAGGTAATATACATCTGCCGTATAACTATCACCACTAACACTTCTTATTTTAGTGGTTAAAGAACCGATACCTTTGGTAATGCTACATATCTGCGCGATTCTATTGTGCGAACCTGCAAGATTCGGTGACATACCGGATTCGACTACCATTCGATACAATGCTTGCGCTGATGGTAACTCTCCGTCGTGCGACTTTAGAATCTGCACTAATCTCTTTCTCAATCTGATGTGACTAATTTTTGCTCTTCCCATTTTCTTTTCCCCCAACTATAAACCTAAGATGATAATTACAATGACAACACATGAGTTTCAAGTGGCCTCCTTCATGCCTTACGGCAAAGCGACTAGCATCACACTTCGGACATACAATATCTATTCTCATACCTTTATCACCCTGTCGGTGTTGTATTATCGTTCCCACGATTTTTTCTTACAAGCGCGACAACGCCCTGCATTCTTTCCTCTTTCGGGCATTCCACAATCGCCACAAATCAAATCCCCACACACTTTGCAAGTTTTTGCATGTCTGATTGATTGACCAAACAGAATTGTTTTTTCGGGATTTCTAAAATCGCTTGTAACAGACAACACTCCCATATCAGTTGTATGTCCTTTAGCGTATGCTTCACAAGCATGAGTCCAAGATGTACCACACTGTTGACATGCAAACGGTCTTGTTACTACTTTGCTATCTCCTGTGATTCTATACCAATTACTATTATCGGTAAACTTAATCAAACCTTTGCGTATGTTATCTATCTGTGAGTTAGGAATACTAACTGCCTCTCGACTATCATAGGACAATTTGAACGGAGTCCCTAGACCTGCATACCACAACACATTACCTGTTATGTAGTCTATGTTATACAAGTATGTTCTATCGGCTGGCCTCATCCCTACATCTCCTTTGTGCTTCGTAGTATTCTTCCATGCTACTGTAACCAAGAGGCGCGCCTCTTGGCATACCTGCATTGTGTGGTAGTGGGTCGGGATTGCGTGAAAGCACCCCATCCAAACTTTCTTTTTTGGGTAATTTATGATTCATAGGTGTTCACCTTTCATTCGTGCCGGTAATACTTTTTCCTTATTACAACCATCACAACAGTAACCGCCTTGACTAAGCATATGTCCGCGACCTTTGAAAGTGCATTTACAAAACTTGCATGTGAAATAATAGTAGGTCATTCTTCTTCACACTCACAATCAAAACAGTGCCAACAACCGACACATTCCCCTCTTTCACAATACTCTTCAGAATCTTTTTGTATCATTTCGTCGCAATTATAACATTCTCCCACTGATTCATCGTGAACATCGTTGATATACACAACATTGTCCTCGACATACAATTCCGGTTCATGTTTGAAAACCATACCAAGACTTTTCAATCCGTCAATGTTTTTGACATCACATATTTTTACGGGCATAATACAGAAGATACCCGCATCGACACAAAACTCCGCATCGTTTCCGTTCAATGGTGTTTTTTCGGCATCCTTGCCTCTAAAGTCAAAGTGCCACGAACCGTCACCACCGTTAGACCAAACCTCAAGTCTTTCGCCTTCCCATTCAATGATAGAATCCATGTGACCGTTATTTTTCGCATTGGCTTTTGCTTCATCAGCCCAAAGTTTCTGACAAAACAAATCCCACTTTTCATCAGCGACAACATAACATGGGTCGCCAAGATACCATAGTGTGCTAACTTTACTCTCAGCCGCTTTGTTATCAATCGCCAAGTCAAAGCACTTCATTACTTGACCCATAAAACTAATTTCTGAACCTATGTTCATTGTGCATCATCCTCCAAAGTATATTCCTTAGCAAAGAATCGTGCATGGTCTTTGATTGCCTCAACAAACTCACTCTCAAATCCTTTTGAAACTTTAACGATAATATAACCATTACCCCAATCGGTTTGACCGCTTGGGCATCCTATTGAAACTTGTATTTTTGTCATTTCCTTAGTCATTTCTCATCCCCCATATTGAATACTAAACCGTCACCTTCACTGAGTCTGTTAATCTTGTTTAGTTTTTCCATTAATTCATCGGTAGCCTTCATATCTCTAAGTTTTTGACCTACAAGTGTGTTTAGAACATCTAAGAATATATGATATGCTGGAAACGCTTCAAAGTCTAATACGACATCTCCGCCCTCTAACTCATCGTTTATGTTTTCCAAAATTGTTCTAAAACCCTCTCTTGCTTCTTCTGCTCTTTCGCTCATTAGTTTTCCCCCTTTTTCATAAATTGAATGTGTGCAAATGCTTCATTACCTAACCTATCCCATTCTTCTGATGTCAAGGTATCGTTGCGGCGAAAGTGTTCATCAATCTCCATAGTAAGTGATTGGTATGCTCTCAACAAATTAGTCTTTGTAGGTTTCTTTTTCCGTAAATCTTCGCTCATAAATCTTCACCTACTTCTCCGCATCCCGGACAACGGTTATTCTGCATAGCCGACCATGCGCTTGAATCTTCATACTCCCATAGACCGTCTTTCCATCCACCTCTTTCAAAGGTGACGACACGACAACTACCATTCGGGCAATTCATCTTATCTGACTTCTCTCTCTCCGCCATATCTAACCCTACCTTCGATAGTATATAAATGCTGGTAATCACAACCAAACCGTGTTTTCTCCTTCAATCGACTTGAATATGTGAACGATAACATCAACAGTCCATCCGTTACCAATACCTTTCTCTCTATTGTATTTACCCATGATTTCTGTATAACCATCGGGGAGAGTTTGTAGTCTTTCTCTTTCTAGCGGAGTCCAATGTCGCCAACTATTTTTATGAGTATTGTAAGCGTCATGGTATTGACCGTGTGGTAATTTGCTGACTACTGAATCTTTGGTTACAGTCGTTAGGCAACCTGCCTTCTTTCCTTTCCTAACTGATAGATACTGAACGCGTGGTATTGATTCGTCATGGTCTTTTCTGTAACCATCTTCGTCTAACCTGCGACCAATAATTGATGCTGGATATTTGTATTCTTTATCTTCTAAAATATCCTCTATGTTCACTATTAGTTTTCTCGGAGAACAAAATGGAATGTTAGACCAATAATACCTTTTCCGTAATTGTGCTGATACATCAGCCGACTGAATCATAACGGGTTGCGTTCCTAAGATTTCTGAAATCGCATCGCGTATATCATCATCCATAATCACATTTTCATAAAGCCAATACTTAGGTTTGTAATGTTTTAGAATATCTGCAAAAGTAAAGAATAGTTTACTTCTTGGGTCGTCAAAGTTTAATCGTTTACCAACCACACTGAAACCTTGGCATGGACTACCGCCCATAACCAAATCGACATTCTCAAGATTCCAAGACTCCCAATCCTCAACATCTCCTAACTGAATAGTTTTAGGATAATTATGTTGAGTTACTTCTATCGCTGATTTATCTATCTCGGAGGCATAGTAGTTTTCGTATTCTATACCGGATTTTTCCAATGCGACTTGACCGCACGAAATACCATCGAAACAAGATAATACATTTATCATTATGATAGCCTCGATACAATTAGCCCTATAAGTTGTGCTTTCTGTGATTGATTGAGTTGCCAAGATTTTTCAACGATTTCATTTAGGGTTAAACTACCTATGCCGTCAAACTTCTTTGCTACGGTTTTCTGTGTCCGTTGTTTCTTAGCGATTTCATCAGCGACAATATACTTCGGGTCGCAATCTTCGACATCACCGTATTCGATGTGGCCTAAGTACCAACCTGTATCATCTTTACTTTTAGGGACAAAGAATATCTGTCCGATAACCAAGTGTTTGAATGCCTTGACATTTCCAAAGGTTGAAGTGGCATTCATATTGCCGAATATCTTTACACTTACTTTTTTGTTATCTCTAGTGCGACCTAAATACTGCATTTTTGTTTTTTCCAAATCTTCCACATTTTCTTCTGACATTAGTTTTCCCCCAACATTAACTTTAGATTTTCTTTTATTAACATCATCGTGCCGGTTTCTCTATCGCCTCCGGCCTCAATCGCCTCAAGACAATTCCTTGCTATCTCTATCATTTCTTTTTTCTTCATTAGTTTTCCCCCAATTCTTTTTCTATTCTTTCCCGATGCTCTTTCATGCAATCGCAAGTAGCGTAGTGCATCACATCAATGGTTGCATTTCGCTTCGCTCTTTCAAGGTTAAAGCAATCTCTCCACTCATCTTCAGTGCAAGGGACATGGCCTTTGGGAACATCGTAGTTTGAATCAATTTCACGCGCTATGTCTGCAAGCATATTCCAAGCGATAGTTTCCATACCTTCTTTTGTGATAGGAATACTTTTCTCCATAAAATACATTCCGTGATGTTTCCATTGAATATGATTACAATTTGAATCGTGAATCATCAAACCCGAACCTGCATGAGAATTACGATAACTTCTATCATCTTCAACAAAACACATTGTAGGTTCCGGTACGGGTGTAGGTTCCGGCTCGCATGTAGGACATCGAAGTGGTATTCTCTTCAAGTTGTCCTTAGTGCCTTCGACCATGTAGTGTGTAAATTGACCGTCATTACATACGCATCGGGTCATTTCTCGACCTTCTATTTTTCCGTTAAAAATACCCGCATAATCATAATATCTGATATGCCAAACTCCACGCTTCGGTAGCCATTGGAAATTGATTGACTCAAATTGCCAATCCCAATAATCACAATGCCCTGCCTCTTCGTTAAATATCTCTTCTGACAACCAATTCTTCATATCAGTAACCCTCCATGATTTCATCAATTACTTTTATGGCTTTTTTATGTGCATCATGCAGACTCGATTCAAAACCGTCGTCTGTAATATCCACTGAAACATAAAACTCTCCATCCATGTCTTTTTCGTAAAAAGTAACTTTCAAACAATTGTCACCTTCAACGCTTGAATCTATCGCGATTTCATAACCGACATCTTTGTGAATGCCTTCCCATCTATCCCATAGATTATTTTTAATATCATCGTAACTCATTGTTTACCCCTCCATATCTTCAAAGGACTATCGCCACTTAGAATAGGTATCACCCACGACGGAGGACACCAAGAACCATCTTTTACTGATTCGGGATTTAGCAATTGAAACATCGTCATAGCACCTGTCAAGAAATTGACTTCGGCTTCGCCACCACAACCTACTACCTTATCTCTCTCACTTAGTTTTTGCATAATTCTATCCATTAATTCTTTATCCATCATTCAGTCCTCCTTGGTACATTTTTTCCATTTTGTATTTTTTGTAATTCAGCCTTAGCCCATGCTCGGTCTTTGGCATTTGTCGAGTTTTTAGAAACTACTTTTAGCATATAAGTATAACCTGCTTTGGTTGGTGTTAAATCAACTGCCATCAGAAACCACCACCAAATCTTTTGAAATACCCGTAGGGTCTGCTACGACATGGAAATCTTCTATATCCATATCCCGCATTTGTTCTTCGCTAAAAATAAACCACTTGGCCCAACCCCATTCCGGTTTTTTGCATGGTACTAGCCAATAATAATTTCTATCACTCATCATTCTCACCCATTAATTCTTCAAGTTTCTTTTCCATTAAAACTATTGGAGTATCAAACTCGACATAGTAAATATCATCCGGTATTACTCCGCATCTATTCTTTAGTTTAAGCAAAGCCATTGATGCTAATTCTAATGCACCTTTGGCTATGTCATATTGGTCTTGTGCTTCGTCACTCATTGTTTTCCCTCTCAGTAATATGTCCTCTTCTCGGTAGTATATAAATGTTGGTATCGTCATTTTTTGTGACTATTTTTTCCTCAATCCAACCCCTTGTCGTGTCGCCCCTCTTATTTCCACATTTCTCACAACGATGGCGATTCATGCCTAAGTCAGTTGTTTTTGGACAAATGTTTCCACAATCTCCACACTTCCAATTTTTATCATCAATATCCAGGAATCTTCCCGTCCCTTGATAGTTTCCCCATTCCATCATGAAATCACCTGCGTTGTTTTATGGACAATGTAAAAACACTTTCTGCATCCTGTAAGAGTAGGATATTTTTGTCTTGCTGATTTGTAAACGGGAAAATGGTTTTCCGGCTTGCATCCATCTTTGCATCGTGCCATTTAGTCATCACCTTCCCACACGGAAAGCGTGTCTATTGTGAATCCGGCTTCTTTTATCAAATCGCGAATATACTCTATATCTCCCGGTAATTTAAGATTACTAATTGTTATTGTTACTATTGGTTTGTTCATTGTTTCACCTTCTCTTTTTTCTTCACCATATTTTCTTGCGAAGTTTTTGTATTCCAAACATCTCTAAATCTGAAATACGGAATAACCTTTCTTTTAGGAGTAATGTTTCTCTCTCTATCAGCCGTGAATGCGTTGCTCAAAATCTCGCCCCCGTAACATCAAAGTGTTCACAATCTAAACACTGAAGAGTTGTTGAAGAATGATAACCACCATCTGCAAAGTTTACATCTCCGCTTAAAATAGTATTTGTTGATTTACATTCACGACATGGCCGACCTTTTCTAGCAAGTATTTTTTTCTCAAAAGCAAGGTTCTGCAATCTTTTGAACCGCCACCGTAGCAAGTTTTTGTTACGGGATTCTCTATTTGCTTTTTCCCATTGCATTTTAATTCTGATAATCATGCTATCATAACCACCATCTTCTCTCTTGAAAAATGGTCGTAACTCTTCATCGGGTATTTCATATTCATGCCAATGAATCGCGTAATCAAAAGTTGAGTAACGGAACCCATTACCCCATTTTACTTTTGTCACAATTTTATCTTCAATCAATCTCTCTAATTCTGCATCACTCCAATTAACTTTGAATATGTGCAAATCATCTATGTTTACTTTTCTGCTAATTTTAATCACCTCTTTTACCTGCATATGGTAAATCTATTTTTTTGATAGACCACACATGATGCTTACCTGCTAATTTTAGCCAAGCCTCATCTATGTAGCCCCACTCCCAACCGTAGGTGTGTTGCAAGAATCCGAAAGAGCGTGGGTCACGCGAGCCGACCTTTGGTTTTTCTGTGACAAACCAATACTCCCCTCTCATTGATTCAAAACCATTCAAAACCTCGATAGGTTTATCGTGAGTCGGTAAATCAGAATCCACAAATAGTTTTCCGTCAATAGTAACTAATTTTCCGAATTGCATTTTCTGTCCTCCTTGATGTCGGTAATCGTAAATACGAAATTACCGAAGTTTTTCTTTGGTTTGTTTTCTGTGTTGTTTTTTGCTGTTGTATTTTTCTTGCTCATTGGCTTCGCCCTCCGGCTCTAATATGAAATATGATTAGGGGTATATAAATGTTGTGGTTTTGGGGTTTCGCGACTATTTTCAGTTTTCTCCCCTCCTTGCAAACTTTACTTCTCTCGGAAAACTATCCTGGTTTCCTGGCTTGCCCTTTCTATCTGTGGGTTTTATTTTTACGATTATTTTTCTCATAGTATTTTCAACCCCGAAATAGTTTTTGACATTCCGTAAATCCCCGTAGTGTATTGTTTTCCGAAACCTAAATGACTAATCAAATATCTTTGGGATTTACCATTTACTTTTACGGTTATAATTAAGTCGCCGTATTTTCTTCTGTATGTTCTGTTATCTCTAATCGGCATTTTTCTCATCTCCTATGTAAGTCCAAATGTTACCTAGTTTATTGGTTAATCTAACATATGTGAATCGCGAATGCTTTTTCAAAACAATATCCATTTTCATTGAATGTTGTGGATATGATTTTCTTGGCCCATCACGCGTAGGAGTTTCTTTGATTTTGTGCATGGCTTGGGTAGCCGTGAACGAAGATAGGTCTAAGTTACTTTCAAGGATAATCTTTATCCAACCTGTTTCCAACCTGTTTAGTTTTTTACTCAACACCAATCACCACCAAAGGCAAGATACCTTCACCATTTACTTTTACGGTTGAAACTAAGTCGTTGATAATATGGTCGTCTGTGTGAATCCAAGTTTTGAATCCCTGCATGTCTAGCATCATACTGAATGAGAAAGACTTTACGAAAGCGTTTTCTAAACTCATTCAGCGCACCTCTAAGTATTCAGCGCGGATTTTATCGAAGTATTGATTGTGGATTAATGTAAGGTAACTATGTTCACTACCGCCATTCAAATATCCACGCAATCTAACTAACTTCAAGATATTTTTAACGGATTTTATCTGAACCGTAGTCCCGAAGTTTTCCGCTAAAAGTAACACATTTTCCGTGTGCGCGTTTCGTTCTTCATTTTCTGCATACTTTTTTGCTAATTCTATTTTTTGTTCATTCAGCATTTTCTTCCCTCCTTTTTCTGTGGGAATCTAATAATTGGGTTAATCTTTTTGAATAGGTTCTGTTGCTCTCCGAAGCCTTCTTTTCATAGTGGCATTTACATTTTTCGGAATTATGCCGATAACTAATTTTTCCGCATCGACCACATTTGAAGTTTCCATAATAACCTACCATCTTACATTTCCCCCAAAGGTATTTTTCTGAAATCTCCAAGACCAGGATTTTCGGAGTTGTCATGTGTGAACCTAAATACAATGTCGGTAAAAGTAACTTGGTGTTTGACATATCTGCCGCATTCAGTTTCGACAACTGCCGCGATACACATTACGCCCCCATCCATTACTTTTCTCTTAACAGTAAGTAGGAAATCATCAAGGCTCATTTTCTTTGCCATAGTTTTCACTCCGGTACAACCTCAATCCATATGTCGTTTTTAATCCAACAGTACGCGCAGTAAAACGCATCCTTTGGTTTCGCATTCAATCTATCGGCTTCCTGTTCAGAACGAAGGTAATTATTACCCTCGCCTATCTTCCGCCAATTCCAAGTGCCACAGCACTCACAAGTTATTATTTCTGTCATAGTTTTTATCCTCCTATTTTCGGCGGCTCTTACCCCGCCATATATATCCATAGTCTAGGGGGTATATAATACTTCCGGTTTAGGCATTTCGCGACTATTTTTTATTTAGACCTGGAATTATTTTTTCGGTAAAACAAAATCCTGGTCTTTTTCTTTCTGATATTTTTTACGACTTATTTTTTCGGTAAAAAAAACCTGGTCTTAGATTTCCTGGATATCTTTTTATGATTTACTTTTCCGGTAAAAGGTTCCTGGATTCAAAATAAAAAAAACCCCACCGACTCGATTGAGCCGATGGGGTTGTGAAAATGAGGCGCAAGGTTTGTGTCGAGGGTGCCGCGCTCTCCCCGTCTGAAATCATCAGAATTATTTTTTGCCCGTAGGCGGAGTCACCAAGGTGACTACTTATTTTTTAGGTTAAATAAACTCCCGAAGGAGAGCCAACATCGGGGGCGAACCCCCGATGGTGGCAAACTATCCATAATGGATTTCCTAACTTAATAGTCTGTAACTACTTTTTCAAGCCACTTGAGCCACTTCAAGGATTAGGTCGAATGCCTTAGCCTTTGAGCGAGCCGCAGTACCGAACATAGCCGAGTCCACGCGAGAATCCATAACTTCACCAGCACTGTTGAGAATACTTCTATGGTCAAAGTATTCCGTGATGGTGTTGTAGGTTCCCCAAGCGGTGTCCGCGATTTTGCTGTTGTTTGGGGATTTCTCCAATTCAAACATAGCGTTCATCTTGTTCATGCCGCGAGTGGTTATGCCAAGCCGGTTGTTCTTGTCTTGTAGTTTTTCCTTTGAAGTAAGTCCGAGGACTTCTGCATAGATGTCCTCTCGTTGCTTCAAATCTAAAGACACTTCTAGGAGTTGTTCAGCACTCTCAGCGAAGTTCGCGTTGAGTGTGTTCACGATTCCAATAGCACTAATAGCCGCACTGATTCGCTCATCCATTTTTGATGAATGGCGGATTGTTAAGGCTTTCATGTCAATACCTGCCGCACGAATCTGTGATGCCGCGTGAGCATATTGATTCGTACAAGCGAAGCGAACATTCGCCGGAGTGAAGGTCAATGCCCCGTTTCCGTCGTTGTGGTTCGCTAGATACACATATTGGTCAACCGAGTCAAACCCGCCAATCTTGAAACTCTCGGTGTCTAGTGCAATTGAAGTCCAAACTGTTTGTCCCCCGTTGCGTACCCCGATTCTGTCATAGTTGCCGTAGCCCGATTCGATAAGTGAATCCATTACACCAATCATCTCAGCATTTTGAACCGGCTGATATTTGCCGGTTACTGCGCCGAAAGTTTGGTTCGACTCCATGTTGTAAACCCTGTGCGTTGGAATGTTACTTCCAACTAGGGCGTTCCCCATGTTGTCGTGTAATGGTGAAACCCCGATTTGATAGTCAAGATTGTGGTTTTTCAAAATCTCTTCTGCCGTGGTTCCCCTTACCTGTTGTCCGTTCCTTGTGTATGCTATTGGTATTCCTTTAAGTGTTCTTTTCTCTCTTCTAAAATTACCTGTCGTACTTCTCCCTCCTGTATGGTGGTCGTTGTTAAGGTAAACTTACAAGTTGGGTTTCGCCTATTAGTATGCCACCTGTCCCAAAGTAGGTATCTCTATTTGGTGGCAACCTTTTCGGGAATGTTTCCATTCCAGCAATCTTCGGCTGAATCCGCAACTCAGTTACTTTTCCAACAATAATAACACATATCTCATAGTATATAAGGTTGCCGGTTTTGCCATTTCGCGACTATTTTCCTGGTCTTAATTATTTTCATGGTTTTTCTGTATAATAGATACGCACACACACGCGAGGGGATTTCCAGGAAATCTTATTTTCAAGGTCAAAGTATTTCAAACCCGATAGAGTTTTGAAACCGGCTAGGTCTTTATCAGTTAAGACCAGGATTTATTTTTACCTGTAAAATACGGTTTGTGACTATTTTTATCGTGAGAGATTCAGTGCGACTATTATAATCTTTACTTTTTTCGTGAAAGTAGTAGTAGTCAGATATCCAGGAAAAAACTTAGCCACTGTTCATTTGCGACTATTTTTTAGTCACAACTTTTCATGTGACTATTTTTTCGGTAAAAATATGATTTGCGACTATTTTTCAAACCAGGTTTTTGTCGCGCCTATTTTTTTGAATCCAGGAAACGCGCCTATTTTTCGGATTGCAAAATCTCCGCGCCTATTTTTTTTCAGAAATAGTCGCGCTTTCCAGGAAAAATGGTCGCGACCACTAAAATAGTCGCAAAAACTCATCATATATAAGGTTTTCTGCGAATAGTCGCGCCTATTAAATAGGCTCGCAGTTGCCTTAATAGTCGCGCTAAAAAATCGCGACGCCGCGAATCCACAGTAAACAAACTCAAGTTAATTAGCGCGACTATTCGATGCACTGAAAGCCCAAAAAGTAGTCGCGACTATTCGACCAAAATTGACCAAAAAATCGCGTAATCGCGTAGTCGCGACTATTTCTCATAGTCGCAGTAAGCGTAATAGTCGCGCTAAAACTACTTCGCGCTCCGAGTGTAGCCTAAAGGGGGGGTGTTTGACCACTTTAGAATTACCGCGACTATTCGATGCACCAGGCCAGGAAAAAATAGTCGCGACTATTGGCAAGGTATTATATATGAATACACAATCCGATAATTAACCTGCCGCGCATGTAAATATGCGCGCATAAAAATAATGGTCGCGACCATTATTGGCTACTAATCAGCGAGAAAAAGTCGCGACTATAACATAAGCCCGGATTCCTGGAAAAATAGTTGCGAAACCTGGTGTACCGATGTTATTATAAGGGGTAAAGTATTCGTTACGAACATGGAGAGTAATGATACCCATGAGCCATTCGTGTGTGACGAATGCGGATGCCAAAGACCAAGAGCGAAAGGAACCAATTGGTGCGTTGATTGTGAGTCAGAATACCAAGCAGGGCTACAACAGTGGCGATGGCCGTCAGATGACGACTATGAGCCTGTTATGGATAGGTGAAAAAAATGGATAATAAAAAAGCGGAAAAAGTAATGGAAATGGTAACACAAAATATCAATAATGAATCGTTTGTAAATTGGTTGTATGACTTATTAGAATTAGATACAATTTAATTTTAGGATAAATGTAATTCTTGGAAACTTGGAAAACCAGGTTTCCAGGAATTGCAACTATTTTCGGTAACTGCGACTATTATTTTCTCTTTTTTTCTAGGTAACTCTCGCGACTATTTTTTCTCTTTCGCGCTTATTTTTCTTTGCGCCTATTTTTCCTGGATGCGCCTATTTTTTTAATAGTCACAAAAAAATAGTCGCGACTATTTTCAAAATCCTGGTTCCCGGAATTAATAATAATTCCTGGAAAGTTATTAATTCCGAATTAATAAAAAATCCTGGAAAATTAATAATCACTACTGAACCTTTGGTTGTATAGTGAGCAAATCCTAGTCAGAAAAATGACCCTTGGCTCAGTCGAAAATTGTTGAAAATGGTCGCAAAATGATGAAAATAGTCGCAGACTATATATGGTGATGGCTTGTCACAGCCTCCACAGGAGGCGTAAAAATGGACACAGAAATGAACCATGCTAACAATGAGAACGACGATACGACCAACCCGCTTGATGAGGTTAAAGCAACAATGACAGTACTGAAAATGACCGCCAAAATAGTCGGCGGTAATGTAGTCAAGACCCTCAAAGATGAGGACTTCAAGGCTTCAGAATGTTTCACTAATGCAGACCTTAACAGGATTGCAAAAACAGTCGACCTGCCTAACATTATGGCAAACGGTCAATACTTACAGAACCACTTAGGAAAGCACCTAGTTGTCACCTATGACAACGGTTCAAAGTTCCCGGTCATGATTGAGCAAATAATGTTCATGGCAACAACTAACAGAATGCTAACCAAGGCAGTACAGGTTTGCATTGAAGCACATCAAGCACAGGACAGATATTCAGACCTAATTAGTGGTCGTGGTGGCTACCCTATCAAACTCAGTGAGTTGGAAGTCACAGGTCAAGATTTACTTAGAGCATTCAATGTGACAGATGCTTCAACAGTTGAATATATTGAAATTAATCCTAGTGATTATGAGATGTCCCAATTTTACGGTGACGAGATAGTTAATTCAACAACTTACAGACACATATTGAAAGTTAAGCAATATGGCACTGAAGAAGGTTATTCGCACCTTTGTGTCAATGCTCATTCAATCCACAGCATTAGACTTCGTGCATCCTCTTACAGATGTTCCAAGAAGATGGGCGGTTGTGGTCGTGGCAACCTTGGAATCAAAATGGTCAGTGCGGCGAATGGTTGCCCTCATTGTGGCAACCACAGAACACAGTTAACCAAGCAAGGTGTATGCTTTGACCTGCCTCAAGTTGTTGACGGAAAACTCAGTGCTAGTATGTCCGGTGATGTCAAGTTTACAAGAGTCAAGATTGAGAGTCAAAAACTAGCAAACAAGATGCTTGCGGCCAAGAAGAGAGGGTATGATGCGGTTTCAATGGTTCAAGAATTGCTTGCATCCAGCAGACTGAAAGCCTACACCCGCAAAATGTCAGACAATAAAGACGGATGGTATCGAGTAGCATTGAAGCCGGTTGTATTCGATTTCAATGGTACTCCTTACCTTGGTCTAGCGGTTGACATGTCCCGCCTAGTAGGGGGTGACAGCCCGCAGTAATGCGAATAGAATAAAGAATTGGGGGGGAGGCTTCGGCCTCCCTCCCTTTTTTTTATTTTGAAATCGCGTTCAGACCCAAACCCCACAGATAGAAATAGCGAAATTAAGCCCGTAGGGGGGTCCTGGAGGCCATCAAATATAAATTAGGTCAATAGGTAGCACCGCAGAAAATGAAGGCCACCAGGGTGCGTTTATGAGCGATTTTAGGATTTTAGGTAGCATTTTGACTACAAAAATCTATACCCCGCCAGGAATCACACTGCTTAGTACCAAAAAAAATTCGCGACAAAAAATCTCAAAAAGAGGTTTATAAACGCCTACGAGATACAACCCTACCGCCCAAACCAGAATACCTGCCAGCGCGTGTCTTGCCGCTACTTCCACCCTGCCATTCACCACGGTTCATAGACCCCATGACAACGGGAACATCATTGATATTTGATGAGAATTGGTCGATTGCATGAGCAAGTGCCATTACCAAGTCATTATGTCTGCCGGTATCAACGATTTCCCCTGCCTTCCAAGCATGGGATTCTAATTCTTCAAGCATTAGATTTACAGAACGCCTTACTGCGTCACTACCATAAGCAAAAACTATCTTTTCTCTTTCAAACCAAACTCGCAAACGATTTAACAACCCTTGCTTCAAACCTTTATTGCTTACTTTGCTTTGTCGATAATCCACATTTATTCCTTTGGCTTCTAATAAACTCTTAAACAGTCTTTGAAACCCTACATCTTCTGCCGCAAGTGGCGCACCATAACGCTTACACCATTCCCCTATCATGTCAGCCTGTTTATCGGGGGAAAAATCATTACGCCTCCAAATGTTGCAGACTACAAGACTACCATCGGATTCTTGTCTAACAACTACCATAACGGAATAGTCCTTTCCAAGCCCTTGTGATGGGTCAAACCCAATAACATATCGCATACCTGCTCGCTTGTCAGTATCAAATGTTTGCTCTAAGTCTAAATTGCGCCTTGTGTATTTGCGGGGATATACAGAAGATTCATCGTCAATGACTCGACACAAAAACTCTTGAGCAAACTCTAACTCACCACATACTGCCCGTTGTTCTAAAAGAAAACCAACAGGTCTAAACTCCGGCCAAAGTGCCACTAATTTATCCGGTTCGTCTTTCGCCTCATCCCAATTAGGTAACGCCGTCCATACACCGGATTTCCAAAGTGCATTGTCAAGCATTTCAGTATGATATAAGTCAGTTTGAGCCATAGGTGTCCCAACACAAAACAACTTAGAACCCGGGTCAAGCATTGGCATAACTACTTTACGCAACCAATGTCGCAACTGCTCATTGTTTAATTCTTTTTTAGCATCAAGCAATACATCGTCAAGTGCTACTACTGCGGGATGGTCGCCACGAATTGCAGACCCAACAGAAGAACATCGTATTACTGCACCGTTAGTCAACCATAATTCTTCTTTACCACCCTTTTTAGTGTTAAGATAGCGGGATAACTCTTTATGGCTTGTTAAGTCTTTGCGGATTTCAGCCAATCGTCTTTTAGCCGTATCTTGGCTTGCCGAAAATAACCAAATATCCATAGGTTTTTTGTTAAACCTTTCAAACAAACACATATGTAATAGTTTTACGCCTAAAGTAACAGACTTACTATGACTTCTTGGTGCAATAATACATACACGGTTAATGTGCATATCATCTTTGGCTGAATACATATCCATCCATTCGCCAATATGATTACCCCATGAGTAACCAAGCCACTTGTAAAAATACTTTACATCGTTTTTTGCCCGTTCAAAGGCTAATGCTCTTTTGAGGTTCGACATTTTTCATCACATACATTGTTATTGGAAGATTCCATAATACATCTTTTCTAAGGTTATACATACTATTCACCGCGCTTTGAGCGAGCGCAAGTGACATACGGGGCATTCTCTTGTTAAAGCCTTTTGGCGAGGGTAGTGTCGGGAAGCCCAACCACAAACAACATTAGTGCATACAACACTTTCTCTTTTACTACTCATTTCTAATCACCCTCATAGTGCCGCAGTATTTACTTTTTTTAGTTTTGTTGCACCATACTTTGTGTGTGTTATACATTACTATTGCTTCATAACCACAAGTATTGCATTTTCTTAATTTCTTTTGAGGAAACTTTATTGTTTTTTGTTTTTGGGAAATACTCAATGTCCCACCACCGGCGCAAACAAACTACCAATTAGACCCATTTCTTTGTCTATGATATGTGCCGCTAATCCAGCCTTACTTGTTGTGTAACCTTGTCGCGCATGGTATCTATCGTGACCTGCAAGACTTGGTAATTGAACAATTAAACAACCCTTACTTTCTAAAACTTTACGATGATGCAAATGTCCGTGGAACCAAGTATGATGTTCGCACTTACCCCATAACTCACGCTTTTCACATGACATTAACTCTTCAAGATTTTTAGCACCATCACCATGAATAAAGCCCATTAAATTGTTACCGTATTCAACATATTGTCGGGTGGATGGACTAACTACTACTTCGCAATCATATGTATTTTCGTAAACGGCAGACAAATACATCATAAGTGCAATTGCACTCATGCGGTCATGGTTACCCGGCATGAATACAACCTTAACGGGTGCAACTTGTCTTAGTAAATCAATATGTTCTCTTGCCATTTGGCAACCCGTCATTAGGATTTCAGCAGGGCTACCGCACATATCCTGTGGTGTTCCTCTTGTTGTAGTGCCTTGGTCGTTATCAACATGGAACCAATCGCTACCTGTTGCTAAAATAATCTGTTCGGGGCGAGAAGGTAATCGGGAAATCAATTCGCTTGTTTTTTCCATAAGGCGTTTTTTGGCTTCTTCAAAATCATACTGTTCACCTACTTCATCAACCCAACCGTATTTACCCCAATGAAAATCAGTTGGAGATACAACAAGGGAATAATCGTGACCCTCATCGTTCATTTCAAGTTTTGTAACTGTTAAATCTGCCTGTGAAATAATATCCTTAAACTCAGCAAGTATTTCATATTCAAAGTTTTGATACTTTTCAGCATCTTTTTCTATCCTTTTCCACTTTTTGCGCTCAAACTCGGTGTGCAACTCATTTTTTTGTTGCTCAAGTAAGTCTTTTACTAAGTCGTCAGTGGAGTTAGCCATAACTTGTTCATCAGTATATGGCAACATATCGTGATTCCAACTATGTCTGCGTCTGTATTCATCAAACCAAGCCTTCGGCATTTCAAATCTTCGTGCCATTTCAGTAACAGTAGCACCTTTACCAACCATGTCAGAATATGCGGCCTTCATGTTGCGGTGTTGTTCACCATTAATAAAAATCATTTTACCGGCTGATTCTAAAAATGTAATGTATGTATCATCGTCTTTATCATAATAGTAAGAAGTGCTGATACTTTTTGGTTCGGGTTCGGCAGGTTTTACAACTTTACCATCGGATTGTTTCCAACGGTATATTGCCATTTCCCAACCTTTGACACTACGAATATCATTTATCTTATGTAATGCTCTTGCATTTGCAAGTATAGATATTGCAGGGTCGTAGTGTTCCGGTATTAACTCGTAGCCGACATTGACAGGACATCTTTTTCCCATTATTTAATCCCAAGAGCCACCCCTTTATAGGCTTGTCTATCAACCATATTATTTCTGTAAATTATGTTGCTACTGAAAGAATTATTTTGGGCGCAGTATTGCGGTTTTTGTTAATTGTTGAATTATTTCATAGGTATATTCTTGGCCCCGCTTGTTATTCTTATTACTTCTTTTTACTTTCTGTCTATGAAACAATAAAAGAATTAGCAACATGGCTCGCAGTAGTGCGTTTTATTTTTTCTGAAAAAGTATAATTTTTCAAAACAATTAACTTTGGGGCAAATTGACCCAATAATTATGAATCAACCGTAACCATACCGTGTTATCATGCAAGAGGGGATAAAAACATGGCCTTTGAGATACATAACGCCACGACAATTGGAGTTGCTCTCGTTATCGCTGAATTACTGTTTTGGTTCTTTGTCGGTTTCGGATTATTAAAATTGAGAAAAAAACGCAAAAAAGAGTGGGAATCAGCCTTTAATACTCAAAAATAGTTAAAAAACAGAACGGTAGTCGATAGTTTATGCCCTCTTGGTGGCCGTTTAGTAAAAAGCAGATTGTTGCCTCGCAAGTTGATGTTCGCGTTGGCACAAGTGTTCCTTTCAGTGTAGCCGCAGGTTTACCTAACATAATGAAGGAAACTGAAAAGTTTCAAAGCGATAGTAACTACGACAATGAATGGGAGTTATTTGACAACATGGTAAAGTTAGACCCCGAATTAAACGGGGCAGTAAGAAGTGTTGCCCTTACAGGTAATAACTACTTCATAGATTACAAGCGAGCAAAAAATCAAAAAATCCGCAACGGTATCAAAATGCTTGTTGAAACAGTGGACTTTGATGATATACTAATCAATGCTATGCGTAACCTAATGGTTTATGGCAACGACATCAACAAACTTGTTGGTAAAGCAGGTATCGGTATTACCGATGTGCAAAGTTTACCGATAAAACAAATGACAATCGTTGATGAAAGGGGCGGGCCAACAGGTATGCCATTCCATGCAGACGAATACTCATACATTATGAGCAATGAGTTTTACATTCTTCGTGAAGGTCAATACAGTCAATCAGTATTCCCAAGAAGTGAAATTATCCACTTTAGAATAGATTATCGTAGTAATTGGTTTGAAGATACTAAGACTCGTCAAACTTACGGTGTATGGGGCGCATCCCGATTTTCGTCACTAAAGCAAGCAATCCGTGTAAAGTATAACAGTATGAATAACCGTATTGCTCTTGAAGATGCACTAACAAAGCAATTTATCACAATCGACAAATCCGCTATCGAACATATTACAGACCCCGATGAACAAGCAGAAAGGCTTGGTAAAATTATGGATGAAGTAATTACACTGTTTGAAGGTTTGCGTGGCGACCAAATGCCTATCCTACCAAGTTATGTGGAATTGCACCATGTCGATTTGAATAATACTGTTCCCGATAACTCCGGCTTCCTTGATATGGTCGGTAGCAACATAGCGGCAGTATTGCATGTTCCAAGAGTAGCGGCAGGTCAAGAGCGTGGCTCAACCTTTGCGGCTACTTACAATGCGAATATGTGGGCTAATACCGCTATTCGCAGACTACAATATGTTGTAAGACAAGAAGTTATGAAGTTGTTTTCAAAGCATCTTGAGTTACTTGGTATTGAGCATACAATGGCAGACTTACCGGCATTTGACTTTGAGCCGGTTGCCGAAGAATCTCCGTTAGATTTAGCAAAGAGAGCCGTGATGGGTTACACTTCCGGCATACTAACGCTAAATCAATCCTTAGACATTATGGGGCTACCACAAGAAAAAAGTGGCAACATACGCAACAAAGATGGGGATAATACAAATATCGGAGAGTTACCAAGAACCAATGAACAAGAGGGGATGAAAAATGACGAAGAATAAAAAGAACGGTCATTCATTTAATGACAAAATGGTAAAGCGTACAGTAATACCTGCAATCTATCTATGGCTTATGGCTTGTGGTGCAGTAGTAGGTATGGGTATTTGGAAACCCGATGTAGTTTTAATGAATCTTGATGGATTTATCGCACTTATCGCTATCATTGGTGGTGTAGCCGCCCCTGCATTACAAACCGTACTTCGTATGTGGGAGTCAGAACAGACTCAAGAGGTTGATAACATTCCAACTGAATTAAAGCATGACCGTGACCGTGATGCGGCATACAAAGAGCATACCATAGAGTTAGAAAAACTACAACAAAAGCATGAACAGACTATGGCTAAGTCTGCACAAGACCATAATCAAGAAATGGATAGAATAAAAAATAGTTGTATAGATACTTCCAAATTACCCAAACCTGATTCAGAAGTATTAAAGAAAAAGAAGTGATGGTATGTCGTCTGCCCCCGATATTCAAGCATCACTTGAAAATGCTGATGAGATAGCCGAATTAACAGGTCGTTCTAAATCAGATATTATCGCAGACCTTCTTGATGATGGAAAACTCAATAATAGTAATGCCATAAAAGAAAATACTACGGCACTTGACAAAGCAACCGAAATGGCAGGTAAAACACATAAGTTACTAACTGCTATTATCCCTATTCTAATTTTATTGGCTGGTTCCGGTCTTGAGTTAGGAGGTATTATTGATTTAACCCCTGCTGGTGATGAAGGAGATGGTGATTGGGCTTGGCAAGACGACGAACCATACGAAGATGTCTATTGGGGTTGCACAGATTGGGATGCGATAAACTACGATGATTGGGCTAATGAAGATGATGGTTCATGTTATTATGAAGAAGAGGTTTGGGGATGCACTAATGATGCGGCTTCTAACTATGACTCTAATGCTACACATGATGATGGTTCTTGTAATCCCGCAGATGAAGAAGTTTGGGGTTGCACAGATTCCAATGCCACTAACTATAACAGTACGGCAACAAGTGACGATGGTTCATGCGAATATGAAGAACCCGAAAATAATTGCACAGGTTCCCTTTACAATCCCGAAGTTAAATTAGAGTTATACAATAATACTACTGATATGCAGATTTATTGGGATGCAGATTGGTCTTGTGAAGAGCAACAGTATATCGAAGTCGATATTTACATTGTATGGACTGATAACCAAACAATGTATTTCAATACTTATGCTGGTTACAACATAACAGGCGACGCAATTGATAGAAAGGTATTCACAAAACCAAACATACCTACAAATCAATCATTTGATGTGCATTTATCCTTATGGGTTGATGTTGACGGGTGGCGAAGGGATGCAGAATACATAGAAACAGAAATCAAAACATAAGGGGTCGTAGTTTAGCGGAAAAACGCTTGGTTTGCAACCATGATACCGCAGGTTCAAATCCTGCCGACTCCATTATTTTTATTAATCAGCCCATGAATCGCTTTATCCATGCCTACTCCTAGTTATGAAGATTGGGAAGAAGAAAATGTCAGTGCGGCAGAATACCAAGGGCGTAAAGTTACTCTTAACAAACCATTCCGAACACCTAATGAAAAAAAGAAGTTTGGAGTCTATACCACTAATAGTAGCGGTAAAGTAATTATTGTAAGGTTTGGCGACCCTAACATGGAAATTAAGCGTGACGACCCTAAAAGACGCAAAGCATTCCGTGACAGACATGATTGTGCAAATAAAAAAGACCGTACAACACCCGGATATTGGTCTTGCCGTCAATGGAGAAGTAGTCCTGTTGAAGCGGTACATATGAAAAAAATCTATTCCGATAAAGATTCTTCAACCCCTGCGCCACCAAAAGATAGGCGCAAAGGCTCTAATAAAAATCCAAAAGATTCAGCAAAAGACTCTAAAGGCGGAGTTACTTTTTCCGAATCAGTAACTAAGTCTTTGAAAACAAAAGTTAGTGAGCATAACAAAAAAAGTGAAAAGAAAGTTACACTTGGTATGCTAAAGGCAGTATATCGCCGTGGTGCTGGTGCTTTTTCCACATCTCACCGACCCGGTGTTTCAAGAGCCGCATGGTCTATGGCAAGAGTAAACGCATTCCTAAAGTTAGTTAGAAGCGGTAAACCATCTAATCCTAAATATGTTCAAGACAATGATTTGCTACCAAGCAATCACGGCAGAAAGTCAAAGAAGGCTTCCGAAGAAGGTTGTGGTTGTGGCGGAGGTTGTGGTGGAGGAACCGTTGAAGCAAAGATGATTCGCAAAGATGTATTCGATAATCCGACTGAAGCCATGAGTCGTGCAAAAGAAATGGGTCTTGATGGTATTCATTCACATGAAGAAGATGGCAAGAAAGTTTTTATGCCCGGTAAAACCCATGAAGAATACATGAGTAAAAACAAAGGTAAGGATATACCGGAAAAGGAAGAAGCCGGATATATGAAAAAAATATACTCAGAAGATGGTGAAGATGAAGAAGATAAAGCATATGCTTCCGAAGATTCTTGTCCCGTTGGTGAAGAGTTGGTTGCTGGTACATGTCAGCCTGTTAATGTTACTATGGAGATTACTATTGACGATGTAGTAGCAAAAGTCGAAGCAACAACCGGAAAGTCAATTATTGAAATATCCGGTATTGCATTCCATGAAGGCATGAACAAAAACAATTGGTCTTTAACTCGTAAAGGTGCAGATGTCGCTATGCAACAGATGGTAGGTGCAGACTTAACACTAAATCACCCTAAGCCAACAAAGATAGGATTCTCTCGTAACATGGATGGTGGGATTGATGAAGCCGTTGTTGGTGTTGTTACAGAAGCAAGTCTTGAAGAGTTAGAAGCCGGTAAGTGGAATGTTCGCTACAAGGCTCAAGTCCAAAGGACAGAATTATTTGAGGCTCTTGAATCCGGTCTATGGTTGCGTAGTAATTACGGTGTATCTATTGGTGGTTACGGTGTTCCTATCCAAGCAAACGATGATGGTATGGTCTTTGAAAGCGACTTTACATTTGACCACTTGGCTATCGTGCATAAACCTGCTTATGAGAGAGCGAACATAGAAGAAGTTAATAAAATTAAACCTATGGCCGCTTCTGAAAATGAAGAAATTATAGAAAATGATATGATTTCGACAGAATCATTTAAGTATCAAACCACAACTGCCACAGTTCAGCAAAAAGGTGAAACTACCATGAGCGACGAAATTATTAATGAAGAAATGGGTGCAGTTGCTTCCGAAGCATTGGCTGAAGCAGAAGCCCTTAAAGCAGATTTAATCCTTGCACAAGCGACTATTGCTGAGTTTAAGGCAATTGAAGCAAAGAAAATTGAAGATGAAAGAATTGCACTTGTAGCAAAAGCAACTGAAATGGGTTTGAAAGGTCACGAAGATTTATCAAGCGATACTATTAGTTCTCTTATTGCATCTTGGGAAGAATCCCGTCCAAAGGTCGAAGAACCTGCTGAAATGAAGCCGGTTGAACCTGCGGTTGCATCAGAATCCACCCCTGCACCGGCAAAGTCCGAAGCAGTAGTAGCAAATTACCTAAACGGTAAAGTTGTTGAAACTCCCGAAGCAACCTACGCTAAGGGATATAACGCATGGGCTTCAGCGTGGAACAAGACCCTAAGTGGTGTTGAAATGCGTGATGGAAGATTCAAAGCACAAAGTTATGAAGAAATTAAGGAGATGATTTGAAATGGTAGCATTTAGCGCAAACGACCCAAGAACCGCAACACTAAAAGATGCAACAACAGTTGCAGGTGTCGGTTATTTATTAGTACACGATTCGACTAACAACAAGTTAGACCTAACTGCGGCTAACGAAATCGCCATTGGAGTTTCAATGGGCGAATCAAGCCGTGACGCAGATGGTACACTTGAAACTGCAAATGCAACAGTTTCATTCATTCCACTAAACGGAACAATGATGATTGCTTCTGCGGCTTCTCAAACTTACACAACCGGACTCTTGGTTTATGCACAAGCGGCTGGTGTGTGCGGTACTACTTCTTCTTCCCGAAAACTCATTGGAGTTTATGTCGGGACAGGCGAAACAACAAGTTCAAGTGCTGGCGACTTGGTTCCTATCAATGTCACACAGGCGGCTACAAGTTGAAACTAAAATAATGAATAGGTGATTAAAATGGCAAATAATTCTTTGGAAGAAATCTTAAATGTAGGCGCGGCGGCTGGCCCATTCGGTGTCGGCGACAGCGTTCTTGAGCAAACCCTTCGTGACTTTATTCAGTTGCAATCTAACAGACTTGCAATAGGTACAGACCTTGTAGGTGTTAGAAGTGTTCCTTGGCTTGAGTTCAAGTGGTACACAGGTGTTGACGGGTCTTTTACTTTCCCACTAGATGATGCGGCTATCGCAGACCCAACAAAGGTCGGAACCGCAAACTACACTGTAAAGTTGCAGAAAGGTATGGGTCGATGTGTTTTCCTAGACACAGTTAGACTTCGTGGCGAGTCCTTTGAAAACATTGACCGACAACAGTTGGGAATTGTTCGTGCAAGGGCTAACACAATTGACAACCTAATCTTAGACGGACTACACACAGGCGCAGGTCAGTCCAAAGCGGCTACTGCAACCTTTGGTTCAGCAAGTGCAGATGAAGAAAAAGACCTTCTCGACACAATGGACTTAGTTTACTCAAATGCAAGAGTTTCCGGTGATGAAGGAATGGCACTTGTCCTACCTACTTCCACACGAAGCGCACTTCTAAACACTCAACTATATGGAAATGTAGTCGAGTCACTACAAGAGCATATGAGAAGAATTGCAAACATGACTGTTTACTACACTCGCGATTACACAGGTGGTAAGAACGAAGTAAATCCGGGAACAGGTAGCGCGGCTTCGGCTCTTGAAGATGATGCACTACTACTTATTCCAGGTAGCGAAACTGCTGAGTTCTTCACTTACAACGGTGCTGGTTTCCAAGAAACTGAATTAACTCGCCTTCCAGGTGTTGGATTCGATTGGATGCTTACAGGCTACATGGGAACAGTTATTCACGAATCCCAAGATGGTGCTTCAAGCGGAACAAACAACAGAATTGCTAAGATTACAGGCGTAATTTGAGGTGATTTAGTTGGCACAAAATAAAAAGTTTAACGACTTCGTAACAACGAAGATGCTTAAAGCAGATTCAGTTACAGATGTTAAAACTGCAAACACTATCGAGAAAACTCTAAAGTTTGTTTATCAATATGACCAAGATGGCGGAGATACTGCGGCTAAAACTCTAACTGCCGATGGTGTTGCCGCACAACAATTACCTGCGGGCGCAATCCTAAAGGCTTGGTTTATTGATGTTGAAGTCCCATTTGCTTCAAGCGGTTCCGCTACAATTGCAATAGGACACACAGGAGTTGCAGATTCAGTTATTGCGGCTACTGCATTCGATAATGGTGCTATGGTTGCGGCTACTGCTGGATGGGAGTTTTGCTCTAAAGGTACAAAACTTAATGCGGCTAAGAATCTTCTTTTCACCATTGGTGGTGCGGCTCTAACTGCTGGTGCGGCTAACATCTATATCACATACCAAGAAACAATTGTTTGAGGTGTGTTAAATGGATGAGTGGACTGAACCCGATGGTACAATCTATCGTCTTAGAAAAGACGGTAACTACGATGTCATTCCCCCAAAGAAGGCTACTAAAGCAAAGAAGCCTAAGAAAACTACCAAAAAGGAAGTTAAAGAATGAGTCAAAAGTCTAAGTTAGTTGTAGCATTAAAGAAAAAGAAAATACCTTTACCGGAAAAACAAACTGTTGTTGAATTACAACACAGAAATGAGAATTGGTTTTCTCATCTTGGTTGGATTGTCCGTTTAGGTAAACCCGTTTCACGAAAACCTAATCACCCCGTAACTCTTTTAGAAACAAAAGATACTTATTGGTTGCCCGATAGCAAAATGGCTAAGGATATTATCGAATCTAAATTAGTTTTTGTTATGGGTCGCTCACCAAACATTCCTAAAGACGCAACATTCCTTGATGTCCCGAAAGATTATAACGACAGATGGGGAATGAGCATAAATGAGGAAGAGTAATGGCAGTAACTACCGCTAATATCCGTGACCTTCTCAACAGACCAAGAGGTTTGAATGAAGGGACTATTAGTGAATACATTACTATTCGCACAGAAGAAGTAAACAAAAAGACAAGAGGGACACACTTACTTGCCGCAGATTCGGCAAACGCAGTAACTACTGCACAAAAAGAGTCAGCAATCAAGTTTTTGGTTGCCGCAGATTGTCTGCGAGTTATGATTGATACTATTCCAAGTTATGTCAATGAGAATGAGAGAAGAGCAAACGACATTAGGTTATCAACCCAATTAAGACAAATTGAAAAACAAGCACAGGATATGCTTGCTCTCATTAGTGAAAAAGGTGGTACTGTCTATCAAGGCAAAGTCACTAAAACTAAAGTGAGTGAGTAGGTATGGCAACAAAAGAATGGTTAGGCGACGGTTCCGCTAATCTTTTCAATGTAGCGGGTAATTGGACTCCAAGCGGTGTTCCCGGTGCAGGTGATGTTGCAGTATTCAACGACAAAGCAAATAACCGAGAATGTTACTTTGATTTAACCACAGGTTCTTCTATTACAATAGGGGAAATAATAGTTGAAAGCACTTATGGAAGTTCAGTAAGATTACAAACTGTTCCCGTTACTAAAGGTGTATATCTTGCTAAAGCAGATGGGATTAAAGCCGGAACCGCATCAACCATAGATTTTAGACAAGGCGGTAGTGGGTCAGAATACGGTAGTTACAAATCTTTTGCTAATAGATTTTTGATGATGGCTGATGGTGGTAATTGGAGTGGCACTATTACTCTTAATATGTATGGTGGTTCAGTAGTTACAAAGTTTGATGATGGCGACCACCAAACAACCGTATTGAAAACAGGCTCTTTTGCACCTAACTATGTTGCACCGACAGGTACAAGCGGTAAAACTACCTTTACTGCCTTTACTGCCGATGACGGTATTACATTCCAACCAACGGGCAACCTTGTTGATAACGACAGGCTCAAACACTTTGACTTTGGGACATTTACTTACAGTGACGATTTGTTTAACGCAGGTGCGGCTACATGCGAGTTTAAGGCTACATCTAGTGGTATTTATCTTCCCATTACAGGTGCAACAGGCTATGGTCAAAGTCCATCAACAACCCCAAGTGCATTTGTTAGTTATATGAGAAAAGTAATTCTTAATGCTGATACTGCCGGTCACAAAATCCTATTCAATGATAATAACTATGTTAGTTTAGAGGAATTAGAAATCGGTGACGGTGTAATGCTCAAAGGGCCAACAGGACTAACGGCTCAAGGTGCAGACATACGCTTAGTTAATGCGCCCAAGATAAGAGGCTCATGGTCTTTCAGCCAAATATCTCAAGGTGTGTATCGTAGTCCTCGACATGCCTCCGGCCCTATGCCTAAGATAGCAGGTAATTTTAACATTACGGGTAAATTAGATGTTGGCGGTCTTATTGACCCAACAGGATTAGTAATTGATGAAAAGGGAAGTGTAGCGGCTACCGGACACACCACAGTAGGCGGAAAGGGTCTTTTGTGGGTTAAAACAGGCTCTCCTAACGAATTATACTTTACAAATGAAGATGGGGATGATGTGCAGATAACAAGCGGTTCTTCAATAGCCGGTGGAGGTGGAGGTGGAGGAACGGTTGATGTTGTGTCAAATGTAGCCACAAGCAGAATACTTGGAAGAGTAACAGGTAGTAGTGGTGATTCAGAAGAATTAACACAGGCGCAAGTATTAACATTCTTAGGAAATGCAGAAGCCGGTGCAGATGTTACAAACGAAGCAAATGTCAAAGCCGCACTTAATGGTGCAACAACCACAGAAGTTACCCCTGCGGCGGCAGACAAGATTCTAATGCTTGACGCAAACGATAGCGACAATCTCAAAAATTGCACATTTTCAGACTTTGCTACTGCGGCTCAAGGCTCTTTGGCCGCTTCTGCATTACAGGCTGGCGACCCCGTAAGTGCTTTGGCTAATGATTTGGGTTTTTTAGAGCCACCGGCCATAGCCAACTTTGTTCCGGCTGGTGGTGCTGTTAGTTCTTTTGCTAATGACGCAGGTTACTTAACGGGTGATGCTACTTCTGTATATGGCAGATGGGAATTGACAAGTGCGGTTGATGGGTTAGCCGAAGCGACTGACAATACGCTTGCTGTTGATGATTCAAGCGGATTTACAAGAACCGGAACACTAACAGGTTTTAGTAGTGGTACATTTACTGCTACTGCTTCAACTGCTGGCACTTATCTTGTATATGCAAGATTGCACTTTGGAGATTCAACAACCGGCACTTCTATTGCAGAAACAAGTGGTAACAAATACACAATTCAGATAATTATGTATCATGGTTCAACTATGGAAGGTTTTGGCAGAATACAAAAAAATGGTTTTTGGGTTGACGACCACTTTGATTGCACTTCAATTATTACTCTTGCAGATGGTGATACTTTACAGATAAAGCATAAAGTAGTTGACCATGCCGCAAGCGGGACAAAGTATAGAATAAAAAATGGCGGTGGAAATCCCGCAAACGCAATTATTATGGTGAAGTTAGCATGAAGAGTTATTACGAAGTATTATTGGAAAACTACCGTGAAGTTCTCAAGAACGGTCATGTATTACACAATGACGGTGAAGAAGATTACCTAAGATTAGATTTATGGCCTACGGACATATGTTCATGTCCTACTGCTGAACACATAGAATCACTAAGAGGTGCTTAAAGTGACAAGATGCAATTTACTAGATACATGGTTTGATGCAAAGTCTAAGCAATTAGATTTAGCGGAAAAGAAACAAAAAAAAGACTTGATTACAGGTGAAAAAAATGCGTAAGGGAAAAATAGTTTATCAACCACCGGAAAGATGTTATACCAATGTGAACATTGAAAAGACAGACCACGGCTACAAGATTTATAGGGTGGGCGAATCGCGTCCGTTTACGGTGTTACCTTTTTCGGCAGTTAAAGAAATCCTATATAGAGAATGAAGGTGAATCAAATGGATATTGATGCAGTAGTATTATACGGTATGGTAGCGGCTTATGTCGGAGAGAAAGGTCTTGCTCTTTACAAGAGAGTTATGGCAGATGGAAAAATAACTCTTGATGAAATCGAAGAGATTATTGAAGAAGTCACCGACTTAGCCGACGATGCAAAAGAAATGGTTAAGAAGGAATGAGTCAAATGGTTAGCGAAGAACAATTTGAATCCCTTGATGAAAGGGTAAGATTGCTTGAACAAGCAGTTTTTGAATTGTCTGTAATGGCTAAGTATTTGAAATATGCTTTCTTTGCTATGGTTGCTTCTCTTGGAATTGATGTTGGCGGGTTGATGTAATATGGTTTATTATTGTAGCGTTGCTGATGTTGGTTCTCGTCTTGGTCTTGATAGCGCACAGCGCACAAGAGCAAACACAAAACTAACAAGTGCAATTCGCAGGGCTACAATAGACATAGACCAAATCTTCAAAGATTATGGTCGCGATACACCAAGTCGTGAAATCGGTGAAACCACATTAGACGGTGCAGTAGTCGCTGGTGCTACAAGCGTTGTCTTAACAAGTGGAACAGATTTTGCGAATGCAGGTAACGGTAACATTGACGGAGATTCATTCGCATGGGCTGGCAAATCCACACACACTCTTACAGGGGTCACAGGAGTTTCCTTTGACCATGCAGACAATGTAACAGTACAAGAAGGAGAAATGGCGCATGTTCTCCGTGAGATTTGCGGCGATATAGCCGCCGCATATTATCTTGAAGATGAATCTATGTTCCAAACAACAACAACCGAAGGCTCTCTTAGGAGTAGCGCACTTAGAGAAAGAGGAAATAGAAACTTAATGCGTCTTGCTCATTTGGGAAGTGTTGATTGATGGTATCAGTAACATTTGACACAAGCGAGTTAGACATATCGTTGCGTAAAGCAAACGATAGAATGCTTCGTGCTATTAGGCGTGGTTTTAGTGAAACTATGTCAAGAGTCAAAGAGCGAACAAAAAACCACATCAACAAACACTTTAGAAATCAAGCATCACAAATGGTTGGTAACTCTTTAGATAGAGAAATAGAAATTAAGAGAGATACAGTCGAAGCAAGATTTGGTAGTCGTGGTGGTCGTGGTGATGGAGAAATCGGTGCAGGTATTGAAACAAGCCCCGATGATAACGGCGCATCATGGAATCTTGCAATAATGTATAACGAAGGCACACCCGCAGGTTATTTTAAGTGGAAAAGTGATGCGGCAATAAAAGGTCGCCCTGTTTATCGTGAATCCAATATGCGCTACGGTTGGATGCCTTCGTTTGACGGTCAAGGTTATCACTATGGTTTAGTCGGAACAAGATTCATAGATGAAGCAGAAAGAATCTTTGGAATGATTTCTGAACGAACCGTAAAAAGACACATAGACAGGGAGTTTCAAGAGGTGATTTGATGGCGATAGCAACTACTTCTCAATTTTGGACTACAAGACTAAATGGTGAAAACCCGACAAGTCCTTCGGTAGCAGGTGAAAGCAATAATGAAGCATTTGCCATAACAGGTAGTGGTGCAACTGCAAGCGGTGACTATTGGCAAGTCACAGACGCAAGATACAACATTACACCAACGGAGAATGACTTAACACTTTTAGCGGTATTGTATTATACTACTGCACCGAATAACAACGAAGTCCTAATGAGTCTTGATAACGGCACACACAAAGTCGAAGTTAAGGCAGACGGCACTTCAAAAAAGGTAAAGTTAGTCGGTGCGTCAACAGTTACTTCTCCCGAATTAGATATTGCTATGGCAGACGAAGAACCCGTTCCTTTAGTCCTAAGATTAACTCTTGACAGTAGCGGTAATGCCCGACTGTATATGAGAGAGATTATGGAGGATGATGATGGTTCAACACACTACCTATCGGTTACGGGTGCATCCGGTTCATCAGATACTATTTCCTTTGGTAATAATAGCGGTAATGTAAAGTGGGGTTCAGTGTATGTATCAAAACATGGTGCATTTACTCCCGATGAATTAATGCCTTCTGATTTCGCCACAGACACACTACTTCGCATGGGTATGTCTATTGTCAATCAGTTAAAGAATAGTAAGCGAATGTATCTCAAATCACACATGGATGAATCCGCAATCAAGTATGGGTTCGATGTATCGCGCTCTATGCTTACAAGACTTACCCCTCCCGTTATCCATGTTATGCTTCGTGGTATCAATTCACCGGAGTTTGCGGCTCTTGGTGGTGGCAGAATAGACCAAGAATACGAAGTTATTGTGTATATCACTACAAGAGGCACTAACTACGAAAACGCGTATAGATTATGCTTAAACATAGCCGGAGAGGTCTTTGATGAGATTTATACAAAAACAGGTCTTTTGGGTACTACCGACAGCCTAAACAACTACTCTTTAGAATTGGCTCATAAGTTTGACGATGATGATGTAGTTTGCACACATATGCTAACATTTACATATCTAAGACGAATAAATATGCGTCGCAGATGAAAGTATTAAGTATCAACCCTAATATCGCTTAATCATAGCAAGGTGATTTTATGGGAACATTTGACAACCGATATGTCGCAATCAAAAAAGAGTCAGCCTATGGCACACCATCCGGTTCATACAAGTTTGGTGAAGTCGATGATGAGTCTATCAGACATCAATATGACATTCTAACAAGGGATGATATGAGCAGATATGGTGCGGCAAAGACCGTAACCGGCAAAGAGTATTCCTCCGGTGACATCAACATGGCTATGCTCAATGATGATTTCACAGGAAACCTAATTATGGGTATGATGGGAACGGACACAGTAGGTTCTATTTCGGGCGGTCTTTATCCACACACCTTTACAGAAGCGGGAACACTTGCTAGTTACACACTACTTGTAAGCCGTGAAGATAAGGAACATCTTTACAAGGGTCAAGTAGTCGATTCAATGTCTGTATCAGCGAGCCTAAACGAATACGCAACAGTCGGATTTAGTATGATGGGTCGTTCAGAAGATATTGGCGCAATTGCGAATGCTGGAACAACAAACCCAACATTCCCCGATGCACTACCGGCACTTTACTTCTCTAACGCTAAGGTATTCTTTAACGCAGACTCAACCGCTACATCTTTAGTCAAGTCAATTAGTTTTGACATTAATCTAAATCGTGACGATGAAAACGCTTGCGCTCTCGGTAGCACTACTTACACTGTTGCACCACCGGCACAACGAAGAGAAATCAGTGGAACAATCGAGTTTAACAAGGTAGTCCATTCCGCAGTTGAAAGCGAACCAACATACACACAATTGACTACCGCAGACGGTCTTGAGTTGTCCGGTAGCGGAATTGAGTTGAAGGTTCAATTCGGTGACGACGCAACCGCAGACCTTCTAACATTCAACTTTTACAAGATTAGATTTGAAGCCGCAGATGCAAATGTCAGTGGTCGAGATACCAACACAATGTCAGTCAATTTCGTTGCACTTTATTCACCGGATGATTCAAAGATGATGGATATTGTAATGAGAAATACAACATCGGGCGCGTATTGAGGTGGTTTAGTTGCCACTTCATACCATCGGAGTTCCGTCAAAATTGACGACAGAAATCGTATATGGTTCAGTCGATGATATTCACACAGTCATACAGACAAAATTGAGAACATATGCGGCAAGTGATGAAATAATTGCGATTAATGTAGTTGCTTGCCACAACGGAACAGGTTACATGGGTATAATTACTCGCGAGGACCAATAGATATAGTATAGTATTCCCTTGAGGAAAAAGAGTTGAGAAAAAGATGCCGGTATTAACAAAAGAGTTTGAGTTAGACGATGGAACGAAAATCACAGTGCGTCAAGCAGGTGGTTTGCAGAAGTTGGATATTGAGAATAAACAAGCGAAGGTATTTCGTGACCATATACACTTCGGAACAGACCCCGCAGAATGGACTTCCGAACAAGCGAAAGAGTTTGCAAATGCTATGGATGAAGCGGGTGCAGGTATGGCACACCAAATTAAAGCATGGGTTCCAAGTTGTATTATAGAACCTGCTGATTTCGATGCAGAAACTTTAACAAGTGTTGAATTGAGAAAGATTCTTGGGTTTGTTCGTGGTGACGACCCCGAAGGCGCACTCCCTTTGGAACCTTCACAAGAGTAGCCCCTTCCTTGTGCATGGCCTACAAAGGGGTTCTCCCGTCAGATTTATGGGAGAAATATGATTGCGAAGGCGGTCAGCAAAAATTACTCTTAGATTTGAATGTCGCAAACGAAATGCAAGAAAGAATAGCAGAAGCCACCAACAAATCACAAAGAAAAACAAGTGGTAAAGATATGGTCGCTCGCAGAAAACAACGACAAACCAAAAGGGAATTATTAAGCGACAGTCAAGGCTTAGATATGCTCAAGAGCATGGGCGTAGCCTTTGAGAAGCAGTAGTATTAGTCTAGGAAAGTGAAAGTATGATAGACATTTTTTCAATACTTTTTCCGGTAATTTTACTTTTTACTGCGGCGGCTATGGTCGTACTTCGTGCTGGTGCATCAAGGGTTTTCTTCGATGTAGTGGGTGCGTTTCAAGCCGATAGATTAATCGCAGATGTTGATGCTAAGATAGGTGTAGTTAATTCGATTATACTTGACGGTTTATCGGGTATAGGAGAATCAGTAGGTTTGATTTCAGACCAAATGCAAATGCTTGTTGATTCAACCGTTCCCCTTTCGGTTGAAGTAGGAGAAGCAAGGCTTGAGTTTGAAAAGTTCGCCGCTACAATAGAAGGTTCTGAACATTTGCGACAAAACATTATCGACATAGGCGAAAGTTTTGGATTCAGTGCGGCACAGGCTCAAGTAGCAGGTGCAAGAATGGCGCAGTTATCCGGTGTATTCGGTGGCCGAGAGGCGATACAGGAGGCTACTGCCGCAGGTATGCAATTCGGTATGATTGGTGGTATGGAAACAGGGGATGCCATGCAAAGGTTAATCCAACTACACCAACAGACAAACACACTTTATGGTGATTTGACCCGTTCTCAATTTATGAGAATGAGTGCAGAAGAACAAGCCAATACAGTTCGTGAGAATAGCGCAAGATTGCTTGACGAATTAAACACAATTGAAAACCGTTCTGCGGCTACAATGCAACACATAACCCATGTTATGAACCAATTCGCATCTTCGGGTCAGTTAGCAGGTGACAGCATATCCTATATGGCCGCTATGTCTGCTACGCTTATTGAAGCCGGTGAAGAGCAAGGTAAGGCAGGTAGGGCTTTGCGTATGATGTATGCCCGTCTTGGTGCTAATACAGGTGAAAATGCTGAAATCCTTGGGGAGTTTGGTATTGCAACTAAAGATGCAGAAGGAAACTTGCGTAGCATGGAAGATATAATGCGCGATATCACCCGTTCCTCTATTATGAACAGTGAAGCCGATAAACTGCGTGTAGCACAGGCTATCGCAGGTAACGACCACTATGTAAGAGCGTTAAAGTTAATGAACAACCATTCAAGGGCTATCGACTTAAACACACAGGCTCAACGAAGATTAGATAGTGCTACTGAAGAATCTAACAAAAAGTTACAAGACCAAGTTTATCAATTGAAAATTGCAGAAGCAGAATTGATGAATGCTAAAGCGGCAGTTGGTGATGCTTTACTACCATTTACAATAATGCAGACAAAGGCACAGACAAGAATGAATCAAGGGTTTGCCGATATGGTAAACACAGATGCAGGTAAGTTTATGATGGAATTAACATTCGGTGTTCAACAAATGGTAAGAGCCTATGCGCCTTTAGGTGAGGCTCTATTGAACATTATGTCTTTGAATGTATCTTTGCAAACACAGGCAACAATTATGAGAGCGTTGTCCGGTGAAGAAATCGTTAGGGCAAGTGCTTACGGTGGCCGTAATGTCGCACAAAAAGAAAGTCTTGCTTTGATGGATTCTGAGATACACAAGTTAGACAGAATTGCAAGGTTAGAAAATGTAAGAGCGCAAATGACAAAAACAAGACAGTTACAATTGGCTCAAACTAATTTACAACAAAACATTATTGATTCAAACGAAATGGCTCGACTACAACAAAGAAGTCAACAAATGACTCAAGGTTTGCAACAAGAGTTACAAGGCAGGGAAAAAGTAAACCTATTGAATATAATAGGTACACAACAAGAGCAAGACCAAGCAAAAGCACAATTCCAAACATTAACTGCACTTGATTCTGAAATTGTGGCTTTGCACAAAATTAAAACTTTAGAAGATGCAAAAAGAGTAATAGCGGGAGAAATGTTGTCAAAGGGGAAATATGTCAGCCACCAAAAACAACAAGAATTAGGCTACGAACAATCTATCAATAGAGTAATAAATAATGGTTTATTCCTAAAAAATAACGAAGCAAGAATAAATGATGTTTTGGTAAATAATGCCGCTTTGATAAATCTAAAATCACAGGAAAGAGCGCAGATACTTCAAAATAACATTAACTTGTATCAATTAAATGAACAAGTAGGCAAACAAAGAATTGCTACTTACAATACTGAAATAGCAGTAATTGATGGTCTTATCAGAAGACAAGGTATGCACATCTTGGCCGAAAATATGATGGGTAGGCAAACCCAACAAACAACACAAGGACAAGCAATCCTAAACCTGGCTTATTTGGAAGGTATAACTATCTTAGGAAGCAAAGATAATGCACAAGTGAAAACTATTGGTTTAGAAAGTCTTGCTACTTCAACCGCTATGAAATTAGCCGGTGCTTACAAAATGGAAGCAACCGCAGTTAGAGAAATAATAATGCAAATGCCTATGTTCATAGCATTACAAGATGCTCTCACAAACTCTCAAGACAAACAATTCAATAGTCAAATGGCGTTAAACGGTGCTTACATGAAAACTTCTTTGATATTGGGTGGAATGTCGATGATGTTCACTATGTTTGGTGACAGTCAAGAGTCTGCAAGAGCCGGTATGATTCTGATGATGATGTCTATGGTTCCTATGACTATTCAAATGTTCCAAGCAACTTCTGAAGCAACTAGATTAGGATTAGGTATATTGGGAGTAGGTCAACAAGCGTTAGTAGCCGCGCCTAAAGTTGGTATTCTTGCTAAATCATTAAATGCACTTACTTCTGCAACAGGTATAGGTTTGTTGTTGACAGGTTTGGCAGTAGGTATTGCTTACTTCACCGACTTTGGAGAAGCGGCTGATGATGCAGAAAGCGATATGGGTAACTTCGCACAGACAGTTGCATACACAAACGACCAATTTCAAAATATCGAAAAAACCGTTGAAGGTCTAACTTTAGAACAATTATACGGACAACAAGCACAGGCACAAGCAGATGTTAAACAAATGGAGGAAGAGTTAGAAGATGCTACCGATTCCACAAACAGAAAACTCTTAGAAGCAAGATTGAAAGCAAGAAGGGAAGATTTGTCTATCCTAACAGACATTATGAATATGGAGTCAAGTATGAGCCTTATTGGTCCTGAAGCAAACAAAACACTAGCAAGACAAATATACCAAGCAGGTCAAGAATACTCAAGAATTATGGATGACATAGATGACCGTTTGGCTGATGCGATAGCAGAAGAAGATAATGAGTTCTATGAAGATTGGGAGTTCCTCAAAGATTTAGGAGAAGTGGTTGTTCCCGAAGATATGGAAAGAGTAGGTAAGATAGAAAAAGAAAAGAAAGAGGCTTTAGAAGATTTAGAAGAAATGATTGGAGAAAAAGTTCCCGACGCATATCAAGGATTTGTTTTGGCACAAGCAAAAGCCGCATCCTCATTTGATGATTTCATTAGTAGGATTGCAGACATAATGGAATTAGACGACTTGGAAGGCTTTGGTGATGGTATGGCGGCTAATGTCATTGGGCCTATCGAAGCGGCTAAAGCGGCGGCATTTGAGTTTGCTAACGCAAGAGAAGAAATGTTCTTCGGTATGGCAAAGGGTAACATAACAGGAGATATGGTTAAGCAAGTAGTCAACAAAGGTGTTGAAACACTTATTAATACCACAGAAGTAATTATGACAAATCACTTCAATGGTATGACAACACAACAGGCGGCAGACCAAATTATAGGATTAGTTGAAGTGCAGTTGGCCGAAAGAGGTCTAACTTTGTAATAGTATAGAGAAGTGATAGTATGCCAAGAACAAGTACGGAAGGATTTGCAAAATACGGCTTTTGGTTGGCCGGTTACTATGAGGACTTTCAAGGACTTAGGTGCATAGCAGACGATACTAATACTCCGTCTGCCGATGGTGCATACGATACCAACAATACACATCACGGAAACATAATGAACGGAGAGGCTACACTCAATCCGCGATTCAGATGGTCTATTCGTGACAGGGTTACAAACAATGAGTTTGCTTCATCCGATTCATATTTGCTACACAACAAAGGTATATCAGATTGGACTACATTAGACACAATCAGATTATCTTTAGGAGAAAAGTATGAAGGTCGCTCTCGATTACAATATCCTTCGGGATGGGCGCATCCTAACAGAACGCGATACAACAAAGCACAAGTCGCAAGCACTGATGATACCTATATGTTGTTGGGTAGCGGTCACGATTCCTCAATACAGTATTTTATTCCTTTAGGTGATACAGATGCAACATACGGAAGGTCAGCAAAATACGCTTTCAACGGCCACAATTGGCATGATGGTGATGTAGGTTTCCCAACAACAGGTAATGACCCACATTTCTATCAGACGGCACACCTTACAGGTTGTTTTATGGGAGAAAGAGTTCAAATGTATGGTTACAATAGTTCGGGAGTAGCGCAAAGTGTTGTCAATCAGCCCGAAAAGATTTGGCACCCGGTGATAAGTGCGGGTGGAAAACCGTTTTTGAATGTAACTACATACCAAAAACAATACAACGACAACCGATTAGACAATGTTAGCCCAACAGGTGCAGACAGACCCGTTATAGCGTGTTCCACACCATTGAACAGTAGGGGTGACGGAGAATACTTTACAATAAGAGTTGCACACCAAGCATACAACGGTTACAATGCTTCTCCGGTTTCGGGTAGGACAGACGGACAAGATACTTCTTTGGGTGCATCACTTCAATATATACTAAAGGTAGGATTTCCAAGTAACACAGCATTCGGGACAACAGGTTCGGGTGGTGGTACTGCCGCGATTGAATGGTCTTTCGACCCATCCGGCACAATGGGAGTAGCGGCAGGTATGGACTCTTACCACACATATTTCGATGCCGACCAAGAAAGTATGCCTCTTGGAATATCACCCCACGCAGGGCTTTTCAGTGACTTTGATTTCAAACTCGATTACACAAACAACAAGTTCAAAGTATATCACAACGGTACAGAAGTTACTGCTACCAACACAACCGCAGGTGCGTACAGTAGCGGATATACGCTAAAGAGCGACACATCGACAAGTGCCGCTTTCCTCCCTAAGAACATGACCGGATGGGAGTTATTCGGCACTACTGCCGCCCCCACCGCATCAGAAGGTGCAATCATACACACAATGATTGATAGAGCCGCACTTTACATTCCTCTTACAAACCCTGCCGATGGTGCTAAGTTGCCACCACCCGTAACCGATTGGGCTTGCAATATGACAGTCAATTCAACTTCGCTTGGCAGAATAACAATCCTTGACGATGATAGCGAACACAATTTGACTTCATTCTTTTTGGATGATGATGTAGTCGATTGGAAACTACTAATGTTTAGTGGTAACATAGACAGACCACTTTGGCAAGGAGTTATAGATTCCGTAAAAATACAACAAAGGGGTAAAGACAATACAAGAGCAATAAATGTAACGGCAAGAGATAGTCTTGGTGTTATGGATAGACAAATAACTTCTTGGGAAGTAGGTCAAGTAGGTTTAGGTTCTTCTGATGTCGTGCTTTCAAGAAAAAGTGAAGTTGCTAAACTTGCAGAAACTATGTATTTAGGGACTACTAAATTACAAGAAGGTATAGAATCTCTAGGGTTTGAAAGTGCTACTTCTTATTCCGAATTACACGACCAAAGACCTTCACTGTATAACGCTGACTTAATACAGATGTATAACAACGAAGATGAGTTCGGCCCTAACAATGTCGAAAGAGAATGGTTAGGTTATTCTATAATCGGTATCACCAAAAACTCTTCACAAACCGAGTTAGTCTTAGAACCTAATCATGGGTTATCTAATGGTGACACCATTACAGTTTATGGAACAAGCGACCATGACGGCACATACACTTTGAAATCAGTGAACGGTATAACTACTGCATTTACTTTTTCCATAACTCCAACAAGAGAAAGACCTGTTGCCGTTGCGACATCGGGGCCGACTTATGTAGGTACTTCAAATGCAAAACTATTACAGATAGACGACAGTAATCCCGATGGTGTTTCAACAACTGCTATGAATACTTCTTGGTTTAAGTTTGACGCACACCCACATAGAGGCAGTTCTGATAATAAATTAGCAGTAGGTGACTACATTACTATTCCCGAAACTCATTCCGATGATGGGTTTAATTCAAGTGCTGAAGGCTCTTGGCAAGTAACTGCTATACAAGAATCAGGAGGGTTTTATTGGTTTGAAGTTTATGGCGGGGCCGGAATAAACCTTGATACATCTTCATCCGGTATGACTTACTGTATCGACAAAGGATTCTTTACAAGTAGTGCTTTGACTCTAAAAGCCAAAAATAGAAACATTCATGCAGTTTGGATGCGCGACTTGGCTAAATCCCGTTGGTTCAGAAAGCACTTCGGGATTTATGCGTTTGAGCCGGAAGCGGCAAACAATACATTTACTTTACTCGCAGATGTAACTACTACTTCAAACAAGATTCGTGTTCAAGAAGAGTTTTTCGATGATGCAGGTACGGTTAGTTGGTCGGCTACAAGCGGTGTAGGACAAATCATAGATAGTGACGGATTCCGTGATACATTCACATATCTTGGTGTGGTAATTGACGATGTTGGGGATGGGCATGATTACTTGGTAGGTGTTAGTGGATTATCTAAAGACCATTCAGCAGGTGCTACGATAGAGTCAATGAAACTATCAGATGATTACAAGCACATTTGGTTGCTTTGGTCGGACATGAGAAACAACGGTGATGCAAACGCTGACGGTGGTTATAGGAAATCTAAGTTTGGACTATTACCCCCACATCGAGATAACTACGAAGTCGAAGTAAAGTTTGCAGACCAAATGGATGAAAACGGAAACAGACAATCTTACACAAGTTTGAAGGCTGATGCAGACTTTGATTTGTGGGAAATGGATGGTACAGACCCCTCAACAGACGCGGCTTGGTCTTACCCACTTGAAGATAGAACAAACCCTGTTAGACAAGTAAGAAGTGCTTCGGGATATGCTATGAAAAATGATTCCGGTACACTAAAGTTATACGCTCACGCTACTTCTTCTTTAGGTGTAAGTGGTTTAGCCGTTGGTGACTATATTTACATATTCAATAATACTACCTACAAAGGTGTTCACAAGATAAGCGCGATTAGTAGTAATGACATAAGTTTGGAAACTACCCCATCAACAAATGTCACATTTGACTCAAGCGATGCTGACAACCCTTACTTCTTGAAAGTTGTTGGTAGTAGCGACCATGCTTCGGGTTATGACAATTTCGCCAATTGGGAGGACAAAGGAGGGTCTTTCGTTATCATGGATTCCTCAAAGTTCTTTAACCTTAATACTTTTATTAATGGTGGTCAAAGCGGTCAAGAATACGGAACAAGAAAGTCTTTGCCGGATTGGGAAATGAACGGATTTGGTGTTCCGGTGTTGATGGATAGTTATTGGAGAGAAGCAACCGCTTCTCAAAAAAACATAGCCTCTCCACACCAACCACATCAAAACTCAAGATACTTGTATATCGAAACGGCTCAATTAAACAGAACAATACAAAACGGAGATACAGTCATAGAAACTAAACCTTCTGTTAGCGATATAGCCGGATTCCCCGACACAGGTTTTGGTAAGATAAAGGCTACAAGAGGGAAGGATTCAGACAATCCTTCATCAGAAACATTCTATTATAGTTATACGACTAAATTAGATACAGGTATAACTGAAACTTGCACTTCGACATCGACATCGGGATTAGGTGCAAAAATCATAACTTGTAGTGCGGCTGATTTCGTAAATGATGGTGTGGTTTCGGGAGGGGTCGGGCCGAATGGAATGAGAGTAAGAAATGTAACTGCTAAGTGGGTCGCACCCGTACTAATAGTTGATGGTACTAATATCCATGTTGACCCCGCTAAAATAGTCCAAGAAACAGGTTCAATAAGAACAACAGTGGCGGTCAATGACACAATATCAGTGCCGCAACAATTGGCGGGTTGTTACATATTTTCAGATTCCGGTAACAACTACACTAATGATGAAGCATATGAGTTATTGGTGCAAGCCGGAACACACCCGACTCTAAGGACATCGGGTTCAACTACCCCAATAGCGGTGAATGCTGAAACTAACAGTAGCGCAAAAGGAACAAGCGGTGCATTTGATGAAGTAGTGGTTATGTCAACTCTAAGCAGTAGGTATGCCTTGAGATTCTTAACTTCTATCACAGGTCATATCGAAACTCCAAACATAGGCACATATTGGCTTCACGATAAGATGCGGTATATGTGGTCTTTTTGTTTCTCAAACAGTTGGCTAACCCAAGCCTCAATCCCTTGTTGGTATGATATTGGTTCAATACCTAATTACTACCAAATGACTACTGACGGCACATCATCTAACTTTGACTCCTTTGGTTCAGTCATTGATATGAGGGGAGGGAAGAGTTTGTTAGGATTCGTTAAAGAGTCGGCTGAATCGACAGGTTATGGTTACACAAACACAAAAAGATTGCCGATAACTTACTTTATCGGAAAAGATAACAAGTTAGAAATTAGACCTGCTTACAATTGCGGTGAAGGTTTGACAAGAACATCTTTTTCCTCTAATACCCTTAACGCAAAAATGTCCGGCCACATAACCAATGTTAGAGTGTATTACAACGGTGGTGCTTCGTTTGCCGATTTCCCCGAACCAACACTAAATCAAACATACCGTTGGAAAATCTTAGAAATACCCGAAGCAACAAGTCGCAACGAAGCATTATCGTTAGCGCAAGAAGAATACAATAAGGCTAAAACAAAAAGTCTTTCAATTAAAGGAAAGGTTCTAAGGGATGAAACATTTGACGACAAGATGTTATCCGGCGGCAGAACAGGATATGTTGCTGATGTATCGCGATGGTGTGAAAGGGGAGTTACCGCAAGAAGCGTTATGGTCGCTTCGGGTAGTTTGCCCCCTGCGCCAACACAGTATTACAATTATATGTGGTCTAGCCCACAATCCGGTAGTCTATTTCCCGGAATGGTAAATGCTCTTGACGGACATTTGAGTAGTGCGCCAGCAAACGGTGACACATTAAAGAGAGATAGATTCGGTTACGGATTCTTGCCACACGGCGCGGGTGATGGTGACAGTGTTCCTTACAATGAACAGTATCATTGGTGGGGTGCAAACTCTATTTCCCATGCGGCTCAAATGGTTTTCATACCTGCTAACTGCCCTAAAGCAAGCCAATCTTACGGAGATAATTTGCGTATGTATATAGCGTTGAAAGACGGTCAATCGGGAACAGATATTGACAATGCCGAGTTTACAATATATATCAGTGATTGTCAGTTTAATAATGCACCAAATCCCTTTACTGCCCCCGTTGGTGGTGCAACAGTAAGTTATGCACCCCAATTTGATGTTGCGGGTTCATCATCAACAAGCCTAAATGTAAAATATAGTGGTTTGTATGAAATTGACATACCTTCATCATATTGGAGTAGTGGTAAACCGAGTGGTGCTAAGTTTGTAATATCCGTTGATTGTGAATACCTTAGAGCGTTGTTGAGAAGAAGGTGTGGAAGCCCAACGGGTTCGGGAATCCTACACAATGCACACGACATAGGATTGTCCGGCATAAGTAACTTTGCGACCACAAGCGCAGATAGTCTATTCCCAATAGGTGTCAGACAGTATTCCAACATGACAGGCGCATACGATACCCGTAACTTTTGGTATGCACCGAGAATACACATAGTCGATGATTTGCGTTGGCGACCTGCTACTAATGTCACAATGACAGATAGTGGATTAGGTCTAAGTAGCGAACCTATGGTTATTCAAGATATTAGGTGGCAAGTAAATCAAAGAGATGTCGAAAGTGTCGAGTTGAAATTAGAAAGAGATGAAAGCAAAGACCCAGGCGGTTTAGCGTCGTATCTTTATCCTAACACAACAAAAGCCATACAAAGCACACCTTACGCAACAAGGGGAGGGGTAAGCACAGGCGGTAGCGGTCACAAGCATATTATTCTCGATGCGCCACAAAACCCTTCACCAAATATACCGACAGGTGCTTACAGTGGTGGTACTTTTGGCGGTGCAGTTGGTAGCACTACATACACCCCTCCTTTGTATCAAGGTGGAACAACCGGATTCAATAGCCAAGGTTCTTTTTCCCAAAATATATCCGGTAATAACTTTAATCTATCAACACATTCCAACTTAGCCGGAAGAATGGATTTACAGGACATGGGTTCAGAAGGTAGTGGATTCACACTATTAGGTCAGAAGAAGCCTCCGGTTCCTAAGAATACCCAAAGGGGAGTTGAAGGCTTAGATGCTCTAAGTACGCCATCTTCTTCAACGGCTACTACAACCAACGAAGGGTTTGTTTTACCGGGACTTGTTGACCCCGATGTATCGGACAGACAGACTCACACACAGTCAATCAAGGTTCGTGTACCGGATGATGTTTCAGACGAAATGGTTTCCGTTGATGCGCTTTACACTATGGGAGGAACGGCCTCTTCTATTGCTGTTCTAACCGTTGAAGTGGAATGTGTCGAAACTTCTCAAAAACAGTCGAGAACATTCAGCATAGCAGGTAACAAATCTAACACGCAAGTTACTTTAATGGGAACAATACCATTACAAGGGGTTGTTACAAAAGGAAATACCGTGAAAGTAAGTATCAAGAGGACTCCGGGTAGTGGTGATGATGATGCAAGTTACTCATCGGTAGTGATTCACAATGTCAAAGTTAATTTCCAAAGGTTCAGCACTAAAGGCAAATCGAACAGTGCGTTTAATTTGCGTTGAAATTATCCCTTAGAGAAAGTATAGACTTCGCTTGTTTGCGAGTTATACCGGCAACGGACATCATTTCCTTCTGCTTAGTACCTTTGCGTAAAATAACCGTTAAATTACCGTAGTGTGCGAGAAGCGACTCGGCTTGTTTGTCACTAATCCCGCAATTCATTAAGGTCTTGACGCGATTATCGTCATGTCTAACTACGGGCGCAGGTTTGTTGATTGTATTTAGTTTTACCTTAGAAATAATGTTCTGTCTATGATTAGTGTATAACCAATCCACGAAATCATCCATAGTGTTTAGTTGCAAGAAATGTAACTTGGGAAATCGTTGGTGCATTGTCATTTTGAAAGATTTGATTATCGCCATCATCTTTTTGCGCTCATCTGATATTTGTTTTGCACTTGGTCTGCGACCATGAAAGTAAGGCTTCAATTCAGTGTTGTAAACTACCAAGAATGGTTTGTCAAACTGTTCGCATAATTCGTGCAGTTGGTGAACAACGGTTCTGCCGTTTCTGCCGATACCGAGAATGCTACGATACAAGTCATTGATTTCCTTTGCCTCTATCCCCCAATCTCCAAGTATGTAATCGCCCGAAGTTAGATGTAATACTTGAGCCTGTCCTTTTGGGTCATTATTAACATCACCCATCTTAATTAATAATTTATGGATTAGTAATTCGTTTTCTCTCCTATCAATAAGAAGAACCATGATATAAACACAAGCCGGTTGTCATATAAACATTAACTGATACTGCCGTCATATCTCCAACACTTACCCTTGCACATTCCTCTCAAATTGAACCATCTGCAAGAAGGTGCGTTGTCGTAATTCATATTGGTCTTGATACCGATACGAGTTAGATTTTCCTTAAAATCACGCCATCCCAAAGACTTGATGTATTCAAAGATTGTATCTTCGATTTCAGCCCTTTGTTCGGGAGGGACGCTTTGCGGGTCGGCGAACCAGCGTAACTCCTGTGCCATGTGTTGCACTAGGGCTACCCTTACTTCATGCTTAGGGTTTTCGTGGCGTATAGCCCCCTCTAAACAAGGCATAATCGGCACTTCTCCGGCACTACTGATGTCACCGTCAAACTTTGGCAACTCGACCTCATGTGCAGGGTTGTCGTTAGCCCACTTAACCAAGTCAAATGTGCTTGTATTCTTGCGACCACCGAAAGGACATTCCGAGAAGTATTCCCTAACCGGCTTCTTAGGTATCGCGAATCCCAAAGGGTCGGATGCGAATGCTTGTGTAGGTATGCAGACCGCCCATCGTTGGCGAGTAGCGTTGAATGTATTTGGTATGCGAGTTAGTTTTGCCGGAAAAGCAAACCCATCAAGAGTTGCTAACCCACTTGCTTTCATCTTTTGGTATCGCGCCAAGTGTTTGTGGAATTGAATGCCGATAACGGGGCGTGAGAAGAGTTGGTGAACATGGAACCCTCGACCCGTAGCCACAAGCCGTATGTCGCCATCAAGTCGTGAGAGTAATTTAGCGACATCTTGCTTCACCTGTTCAATTCCGCCCTGTTCGCCAGCATCAAAGTCCCACCAAGCCCTATCTATGATTGCGCTTGTAGTATCAAACTTCCACGGTGCATTTCTGTCCTTATCCCTAAACGAGTATAGTGAAGTGTAAATGTTAGCCTTACCATTTAGTTTTGTGATATAATTACGGTATTGTTGTTGGTCGTTGCATACTGCTCTCTTCAAACCAACCTCTCTTGGGAATGATAGTAAACTCATTACTTCCCCGCCCATTTGTGGCCGCATGACATACAAGTGTGGACTATCTGTGCTTGCCTTAATCCGTCAACCTCGCCTGTAACTAAGAACATTTCCTCGGTGGCAACCATACCACTATCGCACTTAGGACAACCATCTTTACTCATTCTTATGCCTCCAACAATTCTTCATTACATGATAAGTGAAACTCACACCATTGGGTGCAAAAGTATTCATTCCATTTGATAGGCCACTCTTGCGAGATTATACCCTTCACACTGTTACTTAATGTATTCTCCATAGCATTAATACTTCGTGTTCCAACCGGCTCAAGAACGGCTAGTCCTTTCATTTCACCCATGTAAACTTCGGCCTTCTTCTTATTCATCATTTGACTCAAAAACTTAGGGTCGTCTGCATCGGGGAATATAGTCAAGAAGTGTGTTGGTTCATCGTAACCCTTGAGCATGAGTAACTTGCGATAGAAGCACAATTCCTTGCGAGTACGGGATAGTTTGCCATTGTTAGCACTACCCGTCTTTAATTCAACCACTACCAAGTTACCGTTAGGCATACGGAACACACCGTCAATCATACCAACAAGCACACAATCGGTTCGACCTGTGCCGCCTTCGTGAGTCCATTCAACGGTGTATGGGATTTCGTGCTTATCCTCTAATTCAACGATTTCCAATTCGCCCCAATCCTCAATGATAGAAGCAAGTATTTCCTTTAGACTATCCACTCCATCATCTAACTCAACATCTTGAGCGATAGCGTGAGAATCAAATAAATTATCCCAAGGAGTACCACGCCATACCGGATTGTCAGCAGTTACCTTTAGGGTTGTTTTAGTATCGTCTGTAATGTCCCTTAGTGCATCCTCCATGACTTGATGTATGGCCGTTCCACGAATAGCCGCATCTGATACGGGTATCTGCAAATCCGGTAGCATTATCTTATTCCACGCATACTGTCTAGGACACATATTGTATTGAAGGAATGACGACTTGCTAACGCGTAGCACTACTTCGTCAGTAACCTCTTGGGGGTTGTAGGTGGATGCTCTCTCGCCCATGTATATACATAGTACGAGGGGGTATATAAACTTGCCTATTCAGCCTTTTCGACCTTTTTTGGCTTGGATGCGGCCTTCTTAGGCGCGGCCTTTGGTGCATCTTCTTGAGAGCGAACCCAAGCGCGCATATCCGGCCCAACACCAACAAGACCTTCCGGCCATTCTTTAGGGGAAACTTTACCGAAGTCTTTACACATGGCTTGTAATCGAGCCAAGTCCTGTCTTGTTCTTGACATTCAAATCACTCCGAAACACAAAGAACAAACTCGCATGGTGCGGTATCTGCTATCAAAGAAACTTTGGCAACAGCCGTCATATCTGCATCTAAACGAACCATGAAAACACCTTCGGGTGCAATCTTCAATGTGCTTAGAACATTGTCCGAAGCATCCTTTAGAACACAAGTAATGAAGTTTGTTGAATCACGGTTTTCAAGGTAAATACCATCACATTGAGCCAAACCGTAATCGCTTGCCAAATAAACAGTAGCACCACTATGAGAAATTGTGCCTTCGATTTTGACTGAATCGCCCGATGTAAAAGATTTAGAACCGGAGGACTCGGTGTAACCGCTTGCGCCGTCACCGGATGCTTGGCTGAATGTTGCCGATATTGTATTATTTCGTGCCATGATAATCACTTCTTGTAAATTAACCACTATACTATTGTTATTTAAGTGTTGAGAGTTATAATTGTTTATGACTCTTCATCGTTAGGTTCACCTTCTGCCTCATCCATAACCGCAGGGTCAGTAAATGCTTCATCCGGTAAATCTTCAATAAGTGCGCCACAATTCACACACCGAGGGTCAATCTCAATACCTTCAATATGTGGTCTGATGTTGGAAACTCCACACTTCTCACATCTGATTTCCTCGGCCTTACCTATTTCCTTAAAATAACTGAAAAGAAGAACATTGAGTCGCTGAACATCTGCCGCCATAGCGTTTGTTAGTAGGTCTAATCTAGCGTTAATCAAAGAAACTTGGTCAGTCAATTGTTTGCCGGATAATTTTTTGGGTGAACGGAATCCGTCTGTCATTTGACTGTCCCTCTATTAAAACCCAATACGCCTATGTATTTAACTATATCTAAATCCACATAGTATTCTTCTTACCATCCATAGAGATAAGAAGTGCGGTCATATCCCAATTTGCGACTTCGTAGTATGGCTTTACTTTACTGATAATAAAACGCTCAACCATAGTGCGATAGCCGATTTCAGTAATACCCTCTATTTCGCTTGGGTGGTCGAAGGCAATATAGTTACCTTTTGGGTCGATAGCACACAAGAAGTAATCATCCTTGCGGTAGCCCTTACCTAATGTACGATTAGCCCACTGCGCGCCAGCCGCCGCACCACTGATACTCTTATACTTCTCTAAATCGTTAGTTAGTTTGCCCTTCATACACAATTCAAGCGGGTCTATTTTACCGCTAACAATACTGTCTATCAAATCACACAATTCATCAGTTACTTTTACCGAATCTGTATTGTTGAGAATACCATCAATTACTTTACCCATTGATTCTTTCATTATTTCGGGCATACGAGATTGCTTCAACTCAATTCCCTTGACATATCGCTTCGGGTCATGGTGTTCACCATCAGTCCATTCAACAAGACCACAATATCGGTTCTTACCCATCAAAAGGAATGTTGACGACCACTTCTCAAACTGTACGATAATAGGACTCATTTGTTCGTTAATAGAATCCAATTCAGCAAGACCCTTTTCGACAGAAGGTATCTCGCACATAACAGAATCAGTATGTCCGTACACTACGGGAAAACCATGAGATTCAGCAACCGACTTTAACTTCAACAATGTTTCCCTTGAAGCATGAGTAATAGCAGACGCTATATCGGGGTGATAGAGGCCATACTTTGCGTCACCGGCACAACCATACATCGAAGCCACTAAAGACTTCGTAGCGTACTGTAATGCGTCATAACGCACCCTTTCCTCATCGGTCTTAGCACCCTTGAGCAAAGCCTTGTATTTGTCACGCAATTTTGTCATGTTATCCATTTGACGACCAAGCAAACCCTGTTTATCTTGGGTGAAACAAGTACCGTTACCACAATCCTTGCCATTTGCGTCAAGTGTGTCCCATGATATGTTGTGAAGGTTCACATTACTATGATACATGGCTTTAACATCAAAGATACCTATGTTGCGGTGTATTCCCTGTGGCGCATCGAGAACAATAGCCGCATCGTATTTCACCTTGTCAAATATAGGTTTGGATGGGATTTGGAAATCCACTTCGGGGTCACACAATGTCAAACAAGTAAATACTTTTGTCACAAAAGGAGTAGTAGCAATATCGCACTGAACGATGTGTTGAACCGCTATGAAGTATTCAATCGCGTTGACAAGAGCATTTAGTTTTGGGAGTAAAGCAACATCTTGTCTGTTGTAATCGAGATACAGAACAGGGTCGGAATAATATGTGTCGTGACCATCGGGCAACTCGACTTTACTTTCCCCTAAACATTCCTTTGCTACATTGTCTAATTTGTAACCGCCTAACTTACCATTCTTCAATTCCCATAACTTAGGGAATGCTTGCATCAAATCAATTACATTTCTCCCAACAATAGGTTGCGACCAATCGCCATAGTCATACCGCAAACGGTTGTAAGGCGACATTAACTGCGCCTTGACCCCAACCGCTTGACAACGCTTGACGATTTGCTTAATATCCGCACCTGCGACATACCATCCGGTGATAATGTCGGGGTCTTGTTTACGCATAAATCCAACAAAGTGTTGTAACAATTCACGCTCGGTTTCAAACGCAAGAACCGGAGTATCGTATTCATACGAGTTATTGTTGGCATCCAACAAAGACTTGTATTTACCTGCACCGATACCACCTATCATAACCCATGAGTATAGATTTTCCGTAAAACTATCATAGACTGAAAGCATAGTGATTTCGCCTGTGCTTATCTTCCATTCACCATCGAGATACCAAACTCGGTGTTCATACGGTGCAAATGGCTCATCACCACGCTTTACTTTAGCCGCTAAAACTTGGTTGACATACGGGATATTCGCTTCCCATGTTGGGCCAATCTCCTTGATTCGTCTAATACTATCAGACGACCTAACAGTTACCTTAGTCAGCGATTCGCCAAACACTCCCTTGTAACCCTGTTCCTTAGCACCTTCAACATACTCAGCCGATTCATCCTCAACATAACAATAAGGATAAAAGTCAGTAATCGTGGTTTCGACACGCTTACCGTCTGCATCCCTGTGTCTAACTACGACATTGTTCCGGCCTACTGCATCCACTATCATGTAAATAGGGTATTAGATACCGTATATAAACATGCTCATAGGCTCTTACGACCACGACTTCTTGTTGGGATAGAATGTTTCCTAAGCCAAGCATAGATAGTCATAGGGGTCACATCGAATTGTTGTGCTATGTCTGCCATAGTGCGGTCATTGTCGGAATACTCCGCTAACAACCAATCGCGGTCTTGATACAAAGGGTCGCTCGGTTTGATACCGTATGTTACATCGAGATACAGTGTATCACCGTTAGAAGCCTTTGCTTCGACGCGTCGATTTCCCACATCATTAAAGTCAATATCAAACTCAACGGATTCGCCGTTGGTCGGGTCTATTACTGTTGCCATGATATATACCAATTACCATACCAATATAAGGTTATCTATTCAAGGGGATGGTCAACTTCCTTGTCACCGAGAGTCCACCTAAGAGTTTTAATGACACCTTGCAAGGCTTTTATTTGCTTTACATGGTGCATCCTTTCGCCATAATTCAACCTACCGCCATTACCCATGTAAGTAGTATAGTGGTAATTGTATTTCCTTTCTGCTTTATCCAACATACCCAAGATTTCGCTTTCGTCACGCGCACCTGCAAAATGTTCACTGTCTTGATGGTCACTCATCGTCATAAAACCACGGTATCAAATATGGCATATAAACATTATCAATCACGCACTACACGCATGGTTCCACAATACTTGCGCCTTTGCCAATGAGAGTATTTGTGTGCATCAGCCCTTCTAACCATACACTGTGTTGCGTTAGTCACTTCTTCTCGACCACATTCCCTGCACCGCCTAAGACACTTGCGAGCCATCGTTCCTCCACACCTGTTGTTTTATGCCAAAACTAATTTCGTTATACATTTCTTTTCCCATAATATCTTCCACATCATCGTATGATTCGACTTGGGTATATCCAAGCCTTGAAACCACCTTAGCAAGATGTTGCATATTCGATTCTTCAATTGGATTCAACACTGTAACTAAAACTCCACGAAGCCTCTTATTCCTTTCCGATAAAAGTTTGCCATGGCTACCTTGCTTTCTATACTTACTTTTAACATAAGTATTACCAACAAGAGTAAAACTACCGTAACCCTTGGAGGCCGTGTATGCTACCGGCTCATCCTCTTCAAACAAAACCCAATAGGACATTTCAGAAAAGCAATTGGGATAACCCTTGTCGATAGGAGTTAGTATTTCTTTTCCCCAAACTTCTTCTAACATTTCGTGAGTTGCCAAAAACACAAGTTTACTAAATGTCATAACCAATCCACCTTATTACTTTTATCATAACTATTAAACAAAACCGAACCTAATTTCGGGTCAACCATATTCCTTAGAACAGTATAGCGTTTCCTCCAATGACCTAAAGCCTTTGTGCTAAACCCACATTCCTCTTCAAATGTTTCCAAATTACCCCTTTCGGTCTTTATTCTATCGTTCTTGTAATTGACATTCAAATCAAAGTTAGACCAAAACATATGCCTCCCTATCTTCGTTCCTTCAATCAAAGGTTCGTAGTAAGGTACTACATTTTCGATAATAAAACCACCGTCAAAGTGATGTTGTAAAAACAAAATCTCTTGATACAAACTCATATCGGGATAAAGTCTTTCAGCCTTCTCATTCCAAAATCGCGCTCGACTATGAGAAGGACAAGGAGGACTACTCCAAATGAAATCAAAATCTTCGTAATTGTCTAAAAGAAATTGATGTGCGTCACCCACAATAACTTCGTCTTGAGGAAACCTTTTAGCGTAAAAGTTAGCAATATCCTCATCAATTTCAACGGCAGTTACTTCGCAATCTTTCCATAACTCCCTATTACCACCAATACCTGAATACAAATTAAGAACCCTCTTTAGAGCCATTCGACCCCCTCTTTGTCAAGCCCTGTCGTTTGTTTGAAATCGGATATTCTTTTTTCCGCTATTTTAACATAGTCGGGACTCAATTCAGTTAGTATCGCGTTGCGTCCATGTTTGATTGCGGCTATCGCAGTTGTTCCCGACCCACCAAAGGGGTCAAACACAGTGCCACCAACGGGACTACCTGCAAGCACACAAGGCTCAATCAAGTCAATAGGGAATACGGCAAAATGCGCTTCTGCAAAGGGCTTAGGACTAACCCACCAAACACTACGCTTATTCCTTTTGTTTTCCCCTTCTTTTATGGCCTCATGGTCGAAGTAATAATGTGCAGACTTAGTTAGCAAAAACATATACTCATGGTTCTTGGTGCATCTATCCTTTACAGACTCCGGCATACAATTTGGTTTAGCCCAAATAATATCTTGTCGTAACCACCATCCCGCTTCTCGTAACGCAAGTGCTACCTTCCAAGGGATGCCTACTAAATCCTTACCCTTCAAACTACCACTTGCTTGATTACGCATTTGTGTTGGTAGTGTTCTCTCATCCCCTTCGTGCATAGTTTGTCCGACATTGGACTTACGACTACCTGCACAGTAAGAATCGCCTAGATTCAACCATAGTGTGCCTTCGGGTTTGAGAATACGCTTGACTTCATCAAATACTTTTACCATATTTTTAACATATTGTTCGTGCGTTGGTTCAAGTCCTAACTGTCCGAACCACGCATCACAATGTTTGCAGAACGCTTGTTCTTGGGGTTCCCAATATGCTGATTTCAATTGCAACGAATTATTATTTTTACGGGTATTCTCACTTGGTCTTGTGTAACCTTCCCATTCGTGGTTCGGAAAAATCACACCTTCTCGGTCACAATAACGATTTCCCCAAACCCTGCCGTCACCGCCATAGTCACGCAATCCCCAATACGGAGGACTTGTGATTACAGTATCAACGGATTCATCGGGAATGTTACGCATCTGCTCGATACAATCTCCCACATGAATAGTAACATCAGACAACCCTATATTCCTCCTTCAATCTGTAATTGTGTGGAGGGGCGGTTGTTCGTTCCAAGATACCCATACGATACATATTACCTAATAGATTACCCGCAACTTTACTTGTCATATCGCAATTCTTGTTAGTGTATCGTTGCGCTCTCTTAGCGACTTCGCTCGCAAGATAGAAACTGTCACCTTCAAAGTCGTAAGTCAAAGCCGCTAACAATGCAACCTTCAAGTATCGCTTACGCTTACTTACTTTACCGTCTATTATTAGTAACAAATCGTTTGTCTGTTTTAGGTCAAGGTTACGCAAAGCCCCGTTCTTGAGATTCATAACACTCATGGTATCACCTTGAAAAAAATACGGGAGGGGAGAACGAAACAGGCGAAACACAATACCCGTCGCACAGTGGAGGCTGACTCTTCGTTTTTATTCACGCAAACTCCCCATGTAGTATTAATTCTTCAACAATGCCGCATGGAAAGCCCACGAACCATTGTTGAAATTGATTAGCATTCTGTAACCTTGACCAAACTTAGTAAAGTCAAAGATACTGATTAGACATTCACCGTGGAAATGTTTGAACAGGTCGTCAAGACCACCATCAAACTCACATTCCCACTTAGGTATAGCATCTCTTTTTCCGCTTAAAGTAGTAGTAGTCTGTCCCAAGTGTGGGTCGCCTACTGTAATCTTGAGAGTGGAACCACCACCTTCAAACTTGTATAGATTCAATCGTTGTCCGTTGATATTGTCGCATCTAAGTGCCTCATACAATTCGGTACAATCAAACTCATAGTGGATAGTGGAATCAATCTTCTCACCACCAGCAGTAGTGTAAGTAGCGTTACCTACATCAATCCTGTCGGCAAGCGACATACTTTTCTCCCTAAAGGTAGTTAGGGTTTCAGTGCTATGCGAGAAAGCCTTAGCATCAAGTGAAGCATCAAGTGTAGTCTGTTTGTTTGCAGACTTAAACTTCAACTTGTTAGTAGCACCATCATAAGTTAGAGTAACTGCTTGACTGTGCATCTTGAGAATACCAAGCACCCTGTCAATGTCCGGTATGGGAATCAATGTCTTAGGGTTGAGAGAAGTAACGCCATCGGTTGTAGTGTTACCTTCAACATAAGTCAATCCTGTCATATCCCTTGTCAAACTCATAATGGAAACATTGTTGCCATCACATGACAAGATACAAGAATCAACCTGTGATTGACCCTTACCATTAACGGTTTGTTTTCTCTTAGAAATAGTCAATAGATTCTGCAAAACTGCATTGTTTACTTTTACGGTCATTGTAGCCTCTCCCTGTCAACTAATTGATGTGCTAAGATACTTGGTTGGGATTCTTGCAACTCCATAACTGCACTGAACAACTTATCAGTCTGTCCTCGGATTTGAGTATCTTCAACCAAACCTTCTGTGATAATACGCTTGATGGACTGAACCTCTTGCTTCAACAAAACTAATTCATTGATAATTTCGGTTTGAAACTTAGACATCTTCTGAAGATGTTTGTAAATGTCTAGTATGTGACTTTCATCGACCATAGTATCACTTCCAATTTAGGAACGGTAGTCCCGACCACTTAACTTCGCCTTTCTTTACCGATAATACTTCGTGAGTTTCGCCGACATGTTCCATGTGCTTACCCTTGATTTCCTCAAGCGTAGCCTTGATTACCCATTCCTCATCCTTGAGTTTGGGGTCTGCCTTGACACCTGCCGCCGCATCAGCCTTTCGCATGTAACGAGATAGGAAAATCTGTTGAGAGAAGAGTCGCATAGTACCCTTTTCCCATTCCGGCCTTTCACCAATCTTCATTAGAACCTTGCCACCGTTACCATTGTCAACATAATTGCTAACATCTTTTAGGTGGAAAGTAAAGAATACAGAAGGTACTGCAAGTCCATGCAATCTAGTCATAACTTCACGGAACGATTGATTACGAGTACGCCACTCCTTCTGATTGAACGAGTCACCCTCTTCCTTGATTACACCTTTGCGTAACAAGATAGTAGTCATAGCGTGTTCGCACCACTTTAGGAATGTTGAACCACCGTCGAATACAATAGCCGCTATGTCCTCTCCTTCTTTGGCCTTGTCAGCCAAAATGTTGACATAGAAGTTAGCCTTGTCGATTAAACAAGCGTAGTTAATAGTGGAATCCTCATTGTAAATTGATTCATCGCGCTCATCCAATAGAGGCAATACTATAATATCCTTATCTTTAGGATATACTGCGTCGATGGTAGCCTTTGCGCTATTATCGACATCAATGATGTATATTTTACCCTTTGGTCTAACTTGTCTTGCTAGGTCAATAGCAAGTCCACTCTTAGCACAATTCTCCTTTGCTACCAATGCCATTCGCACCGGAACGGATTGAGCAGTATTGTTCTCAAACAATCCTCGATAGTATTCTTTCCCAAATCCTGTCTTTGCAGGTTCGGTCTTTGTTGCCGCTTTCTTAGTATCTCCCCAAGTCATATTATCACCTTATCATATATAGCATATAAACATGCCTACAAATCCTCTCTCGGTAAAATAACCGTATCTGTAAGTAACACTAACTTAGCGATTGACACCGCCACTGTTAGCGAATTGACTACTACCTGTGTCGGGTCAAGAATACCCGCTTCTATCAAGTCTGTCTTTAGCATTGTCTTGAAATCCATGCCGATATTAGGCTTACTAACATTCCATATTGCTTCGGGAGAAATGTTGGCATTCTCGCACAAGGTATTGAAAGGTGCATCCAAAGCAACGGCCATGACACTTGACTCCGAAGCAGAACCAAGATGTTTGAGAGCCAAACCACCACCAACACTTACACCGCCTTGGATTGCGAGTTTGGTAGCATTGATAGCATCATCAATACGCTCTCGCCTTTCGGTGGCTTCTAAGTCAGTCATACCGCCGACTTGGATAGAACATATACCACCGTCAAAACGAGCAATCCTTTGACTTAGTTTTTCCTTATCAAAAGTATGTTCTGCTTCATCCCTTTGATGAACCAAACCATTGTGACCATATACTTTTGCCGCTATTCTTTCCGGCATAGACTCATGTTCGGCGGCACTACTACCAACAATTGTAGTGGATTCAGAATTACAAGTCACTCTTCGTACAGAACCGAAGTGACCTGCATCCTTTTGAATATGTGAAATACTATCAGCACCGATACCGGAGAATACATGAGCATTAGCAATCAGACCTACATCTTCATACCATTCCTCTTTGCCGTCACCGTAACCAGCAATACGAACAACTGCCGCATTTACAATTCCCTTAATACTATTGACAAGAAGGTTCGACAATGCGACACCCTTCATATTATCAACAACGAATAAGATAGGCCGAGATTCTTCAACGGCTATTTGTAGTGCCGGTGTAATATCTTCAAACTCCGTGATGGTTTCTTTTGTGATAACTATAACAGGGTTTTCCAAAACACACTCACCGTTGGTAGCGAACATTGGACTCACTAAACCGGATGGCATTTCAAACCCGTCAACAATCTTGTAACCCGTTTTACCATCGAAGGATGGTTCAAGAGTAATAGAACATTCAACACCCTTCTTGTAAAAGATTTCAGCAATCATATCTCCTAATTCGGAGTCGTTATTTGCCGCGATAGTAGCGACATACTTCAAGGATTCCAAGTCCTTTGTTGAGATAGGCATACTATCTTCTTTTAGGAAAGAAATAGCAACTCGGCTCGCTTTGTCAATCTGATTGAATACTTCAACCGGACTCATACCTCGCTCTATCCATTCAAAGGCCGAATTACACAATGCTTGTGCTATGAGAGTAGCAGTAGTCGTTCCGTCACCCGAAGCCTTCTGTGCTTGCTTGGCGACTTGTTGGATTAACTGAATACCTACTTGCACTTCGGGCATATCAGAATGAACCGCTTCGACAATAGAAACACCATCGTTTAGAATCATTGGGGGAAGGTTGCCTCTCCCGATAACTGCCGTTCTTGCTTGCGGCCCTAATGTTCCCTTTACTGCATCACCGACAAGGTTGATACCCTTTAGCAAAGCCTTTCTCGCTCGCAATCCTGTAATTACATTAGTCATTAATCTTCACCTTCGTAACAAACACAAGCGATTGCATCCCACTTGCAGAATAGCATCCCGTCAATGTTGAATACATCATCCTTACTGATGAAAACAATGTCACCTTCTTTTACGGTAAAAGATAGTTTGGCGTTTGCATTTCCACCGAGAGATAATACTTGGTAGCGACAACGATACAAGTTAGAGATAATCTTACCTTCATCCCTCACACCCGCTTGTTTGCGGGATTTGAGAAGAACATAGTCACCTACGGCTTTAGTCTTACACTCACGCAATTCATCAGAAACCCAACCGTCACTCACTCGGCATCCCATCCGGTTTCTGTGTCAGCATCCATTGTATCTGCAAGTGGAGTCATAGCGTTTACACACCACCAACCACTTGTTGAGAATCTTAATTCACCTTCTTTGGTAGTCCACGGAGAACCAATGATAACGATTTCAGAACCGATACCAAAGTCAACTTCACCTTCATGTTCCGATGGAACAATCATGTCAATGACGGGCGCACCGGACATAATATCTGTGTCAGCAAGTGATACAACAAATCCGCCACGCTCTCTTGGGTCGATGTGAACGACTTCAACAATAGTAGCGAAAGTGGTATTCCACTTTTCTTTTTGGTCTAAAGTATCGTAAACTTCAGCACACTTCTCAAGCGAAGGCAGAAGAGTTTCACCGAGCCAATCAGCAACAATACCGCTTGGCGCACCATCTGTTAGAACCAAAGGTGGTTGTCCGAAGATGTCAGACTTTGAAGGGTCTGCATTGAATTGCGTAGCCTTAGTGCCATAACATAGTCCAGCCCTGTTAGCCGTCTTTAGACCAATAGTGCCGGTCACGAATGTTGGGAATTGAACCTTAGCCTGTTCACCACTTAGACGGATTTCGATTTGTCCGACATTACCGTTACCAGCCGCATTACGACCATAGAAGATACAAGTACGGTCTAATTCCTCAAGCGGTCTTAGAGAACCATACTTGAAGTTGGGATTACCGTTTGCAAACTGCATGTTATTTTTGTCCCAAATCAAACTGAAGTGTGTCCCATCTGTTAGAGCCATACTTCGCTTTGGTAGTGATTGAATGTCCTTCGTAGCAACATCTTCCTCAAAGGTTTGTTTTGCCTCTAAAGAAGGGTTGTAGTGACAAGAGAAAGAGCCATCATGGTTATCCTCAAAGATTTGCACCGCACCTTGAGTTACAAGTGCCAAGCGACCATCAGTATCAAGAGTGTCTAATGTACCCTTCATTTTCTTGTAAGCCATTCCCGCCCAATCCTTATGTCTTGGAACAGAAACGAACATACCTTCGTATAGGTCAGCACCACTACGAGCAAGACGGGCAGAATCAGCCGCTACTTGTCGTGCGGCTACTCTTAGAGCAAGGACTTTACATTCCTCTTCTGTCTTACCGGAGGCTTGCCAACCGGCCCCCTCCTGTGCTAGAATACCATCAGCCTTTGCTGATAGTGCTTCGGGGTCAATCTTTACCTGTGTGGCTACTTTGTTTAACATGTCGTCGTATTGCATGATACCGTTCTCCGTTATATTTCCGTTGTTAGATGGGGGATATAAACTTACTGATTGCCCCCATTTATCAGTAATCTGATGAAATTGTATCGTACAATTTCCTCATCAACACCGTTGATAATGTCACGCTCGCTAACGATTGCGGCCTCAACGACTCGCATCTTGTTAGCAGGTGACGCAACACCTTCAACGGCAAAAGTAAATACATTCCTAACTTGTTCACGAACAGAACCGCGCATCATCTTGACGGCCTCTTCGTGATTATTGTCAGCGAAACACAATTTGAGAAATCGACCATAATCCATGTTAGGTGTAGTCAAACTATCAATGAACCTTTCCCTTTCTTTTTCGGGCAAACTACAAGCCGTTTGAAGCGCACCGATACCATTCCTCAAATCGCCCTTATGTTTACGAACAATAGTGCTATACATTTCCGTTGTAAGATTGTCAGCGCATCCTTCTAACGATGCAATCTTAAACAACCTATCACCCATAAGGATAGGGCTAATCGGTTCAAATGTTCTAACTTGGCATCGCGATTGAAGCCAACGAGATACCTTCGGCAGACGATTACAAGTAAGGATAAAATAACCACTCGCATTCTCAATCGCACCTTTCAATGCCGACTGTGCCGCATCCGTCAATTGGTCGGCTTCATCCAAAAGGAATATGCGCTCTTGAATACCGCTTTGAATCATAGGTATGATATGTTCCTCAACAAACTCGATACCCCTTTGCTTCTTAGATGAAGCATTGAAAACGATTAACTGATAGTCTAAGTCCTTAGCCAAAGCATAAGCAACAGAAGTCTTACCTGTACCCGCTTCGGGAGAATAGAATAGGTAATGTTGCATAGGTGCGTCATCAGCCACTATCGCCATTAACTCGGCAACAAGTGTATCTTGTCCTACAATGCCCGTTAAACTATTAGGTCTGTGTTTTGTAGCCCAAACTCCGTTCATCAGCGTTTCCTCCTTTCGACTTTCATAGTACCGTTGGGTTGACGAATCATAATCACCACCTTAGATCGGAAGAG